TTCTGGATCAACATCACTACAGCCAGGTACTGCTGCTAGTGATGTTAATGCTAATACTACTACTATAAGTGGTAATAAGATCAGAACTGGAATTATAGAATCCACAGGATATAGCTATACTAGTGGTAATTTTTCTACTACTGGAACTCAAATTAACTTAGGCAACGGGCTAATTCGTTCTAGTAACTTTTCCATTGATAGTAGTGGTAATGCGTTTTTTAAAGGAGACATTACTGGAGCTAGTGGTACTTTTGGTGGAAATATAGATGTTACAGGAACAGCAATTGTTAGAGGTGTTAACTCTTCTACATTTGGACTAACTAGCAACATCAGAACACCTAGTTCACCAAATGCTGACATAGGTGTTCTAGGAGTGGGAACCTTCTATGGAATATTTGGTTCCGGCGTTAGTCAAGTAGGGGTATTTGGCGCTACTAGTACTACATATGGTGTACACGGAAAAACTACAGGAGGTACTGGCACTATAGGCGTATTTGGCGAAGGAGGGGGTGGTGTAGGGGTAGATGCAACAAGTAGTTATGTTGCTGTAAGGGCTACGGCTAGTGGTTCTGGCACGGCTCTGTATGTAGCCGGACCTATGCAGATAACCAATACCAGTTTGGTAACTAACTTGAATGCCGATAAAGTAGATGGTAAAGATGCTAGTGCCTTTGTTGAAGTAGCTGCAGGTACAACCAATGCAAAATACATATACTATGTAAATAACACCACAGCACCTACCGACCCCAACAACAGAGCTGCGTGGATAAAATTATCTACAAATGACGGTGCAGTCGTATGGGTCCCAGGCTATGCATAATGGAGAATATTAAATGAGAGAGATCGCAGTTCCACAACAGACTATGCTAGAGGATATAATTTCTTTTGAACATAATCAGGTTAATAGTTTTGTAAAAGTACTTGTAGGAAAGGGTCAAACAGTCAATGGAAAGTTTGAGCCTTTTCCTTCTCAGTCTTACGAAGCAATAACCATAATCAATGTTCCAGGGTTAACAAACTCTATGACAGGAGAGGTAGTAAAACAAGAACACATGGATTATGATGAATTACTGAGTGAACACCCAGCTTGGGCACCAACAAAACCTGCTGGAGTCTTTCGCAAAGAAGACTTATGGCATTTTGTTGATTTAATCAGAGCTAGAGGTTAGAGAAAAATACCCCACCTTGTAGGTGGGGTATTTTTTCACTTGATCAAAGTATGCCCTTATGGTATAATGGATACAAAATAAAAATGCACTATGTGGTGTATATCAACAAGGAGTTAAGATGGCAACCACACTATACTTTGTTCAATCGGACACTCTGCCACAGATCAAATTGACACTTACAGATGAAGTTACTAACAGCCCTAGAAATTTAACTGGCAAACAAGTAAGCTTACATGCCAAACCATCCACTGGAACCGGAGTGGCTTTTACGCGCCCTGCCAGCTTAGACCTAAATGGTACAGACAGAGCGAATGGTATAGCCTATATAGTATGGCAGGACGGTGATTTAAATCGACCGGCTGGAACCTACACAGCAGAAATTGAGATTTATGATTCCGGTCAGAATACCAGAGAAACAGTATATGAAACTCTAAACTTGGTAATCCGTGAAGATATCGCAGACATAACCCCACTTCCCACAACTCCGGGTAATACACCTCCGCCTAATGCTGCTCCTGGAGGTTAACCATGGCTTCTCTTATAGCTAGTATTGTTTCCAAAACTACAGCAACAATTGAAAAAGTTTCTAGTTTGGCAAATGTTGCTGGCTATAGGTCAAGAACTATAGCCAGTGAAATACTACAAACAACCAAAACTAAAGCCGAATATCTTACAGGAATATTCTTTGTACTCATTAGTAGGTCCTACGAAGAAGCAGTGAATTTAACAGAGACTGTAAGCCGACTTTTTGGTAAAAATTCAACAGATCAGGTCAATGTTACTGACTCTAACGACTTAAATGTTGGCAAGAATCCAGCTGATCAAACAAACATTAGTGATACACTAGACCGCACTGTAGCCTTCTACAGAGAGATTGATGATCAAACTAACATTTCAGAGTTTGATGTTATCGACTTCAATAAAAACTCTGATGATGGCATCAGTGTGTTTGAATCTGATGTAGTCAACTTCAACAAAAACCCTGACAATGGCATCGATGTACTTGAGACCAATGTTACAGATTTTAATAAAAACTCTGACGATGGTATCAGTGTACTTGAATCCGCTGTAGCAGACTTCACCAAGAGCTCTGTTGACCAGTTCAATCTCAATGACTTTTTAGATCGCACTGTAGAGTTCTCCAGAAATTTTACAGATCAAGTCGATGTAACAGACGACATAAACGGAGCAGCTGTTGATGATGATCAGGTAGCTGACTTCTTTAAGATTACTGGTGATCAAGCAAATATAGCAGACGAATTAGATCGTACTGTAAACTTCTCCAGAGAGATTGTTGATCAAACCAGCATTTCAGAGTCTGATGTTATAGACTTCAACAAGAACTCTGATGACCTGTTAAACATAATTGAATCAGATGATATTGATGTTGGTAAAAACTTAGACGATGAATTTAATACTACGGACGTTTTAAACAGACTGGTTCAGTTCTCTAGAGATTTTACTGATCAGAGTGACATTTCAGAGTCCAGCGTAACAGACTTTAACAAGAGCCTAACCGACTCTGCACAGTTGTCAGACATAATTTCTATACTATTACAAACGCTGTACTCGTATCAAGATAGCCTCAATGTTACTGATAACCTAGATCGCACTGTACAGTTTTCCAGAGACTTTACAGATCAGTCAAACATTAGTGATGTTTTAAATCTATTAATGTCGTTTTCCAGAGTAGCGACTGACAATTTCAATATTAGCGAATCTAATATATTAAGCTTTAACAAAAGCGTATCCGACTCTGCCCAGCTATCTGATTCAATCTCTATAATAATACAGATTTTGTACGATATTCAGGACAGCCTAAATATCAGCGATAATCTGACATACAACATGGACTATGTCAGAGATTTTACAGATCAAGTCAATGTAACAGACGACGTAAACGGTGCAGCTGTTGATGATGATCAGATAGCTAGCTTCTTTAAAGTTATGAGTGATCAGTTCAATTTAACTGACACCACAGAAAGTGCTTTTAACAAGCAGTCACAAGATAGTTTAAACCTATCAAACTCAGGAACAATCCTGAACCAGGATTATATCAACGGACCCGACTACTTTCTAGAGGATTATGTAGGGGTTTCCAGGACAATTACATAACCAGAAAGGTTTTTATGAATTCCCAAGAAAATTTGAAAATTACAGGCAAGTTAAACATCGCAGTGACTGATGAAACGGGTGTGTTAAAAGACACTCGCGAAATTGACAACTTAGTAGTTACAAGCGGTTTAACCTATATTGTTAGCAGAATGGCGTCCGCCTCTGATACAGCCATGAGTCACATGGCGGTCGGAACAGGTGCAACTGCCGCTGCAGCTGGTAACACCACTCTCGGCACCGAAACTGCCCGGGTGGCTCTGAGCAGTACAACTCCTGGCACAATCAACATTGTGTATTCAGCCAGCTTTGGCGCTGGTGTTGGTACTGGTGCCTTAACAGAGGCAGGAATTTTTAATGCGTCCAGTGCTGGTACCCTGCTGTGCCGTACCGTGTTCAGTGTGATCAACAAGGCCGCCAACGACACCATGAGTATTACTTGGACTGTTACCTTGGCAGCAGTTTAATCTTTACCAATAATGGCGAGAAATCCTCGCCATTATTTTTATAGGGCTGGTGGCCTTATAAAAATAATGAATAACAGGAGTAGAAATGGCAGCAATTACCACAAGACAAACCGCAGGTACGGGTGCCACAGTTGCCGGAGTACCACTCACCAACACTCAGTTGGACACCAACTTTATTAATCTAAACACAGAGCTAGTTTCAGCAGCTAGTACTAGTGGTAGTTATAGTAATCCAGCTTGGATTACAGCTCTAGATGAAGCTAAGGTATTACCCGCACAAACAGGTCAAAGTGGTAAAGTTTTGGTTACCAACGGAACAGCAACCAGCTGGGGTACAGTAAGCGGCGGTATTACATACACCAGAATAACCACTAACACTACTTTAACAGACAAGCAGGGTGTAGTTGCAGATACTACTGGTGGCACATTTACAGTTACACTTCCAGCTTCACCAGCAACGGGTGCGCAGGTAGCTATTGCTGATGGTGCTAATTGGGGTACCAATAGCTTAACGGTAGCTAGAAATGGTAGCACTATTGAAGACTACGCAGAGGACTTGGTATTAGATATTACAGGTGCTTTAGTCAATTTAATTTATGACGGTAATACTTGGGAAGTCTATACTCAAACCGGTATTGGACAAAGTACTATACCTGGTGGTTTTAATTATACTAGAGTGACTAGTGCTATAACAGTTGTAGATAAACAAGGTATTATTGCAGACACTACTGGTGGTAGTTTCACAATCACTCTTCCATCTACGCCAACAACTGGTACACAAATTGCAATTGCTGATGGAGCTAGCTGGGGTACCAACAATCTAACAATTGCCAGAAATGGTAATACTATAGAAAATCTGGCAGAAGATTTATTGTTAGATATTACAGGTGCGTTAGTGAACTTTATTTACGATGGTAATACTTGGGAAGTCTACACACAGGTAGGCGGCGTAGGTGGCACTATTCTTGCAGTAAGTAATGGAGGTACTGGTGTAACAACTAGCACTGGCTCTGGTAGCACAGTTTTGTCTATAACTCCAACATTAGTCACTCCAATTCTCGGCACTCCTACATCAATTACCTTAACCAATGCAACAGGATTACCGCTGACTACCGGTGTCACTGGCACATTACCTGTGGCCAACGGCGGCACAGGCGCAGCTACATTTACAACCAATAATGTATTACTGGGTAATGGGACTTCTTCCTTTCAAAGCATAGCTCCTGGTGCATCAGGTAATGTTTTGGCGTCAGATGGAACTACTTGGCAATCTGTTGCACCAAGCATGTCAACAGGAAAAGCTATTGCAATGGCAATAGTATTTGGAGGATAATTTATGGCAGCACCTAATATAGTAAACGTAGCCACAATAAATGGTAAAACGGCAGGTTTAGCCGTAACGGCATCGGCCAGTGCCATAGTCGCTAATGCTAGTAGCAGTAACAAAGTCTTAAAAATAAACGCTCTCTATGTCAGCAATGTTGCTGCCAGCAATGGTTGGGTAACTGTAGATGTTTTTAAGAATGCAACTACTGCATTTAGAATTGGTTTTCAAATCACAGTGCCTGTAAATGCTACTCTAGATGTCCTAAGCAAACCTATTTATTTAGAAGAAAACGATTCGCTGAGGCTGACTGCCAATGCTGTTTCTACCCTAGAAGCAGTGGTGTCTTATGAGGACATTAGCTAACTATGCCAACTTTTCCTAGTACAAGTGGTGCTCCAGGTCGCTGGAGGTTGGGTGATGTTCGTGAAGCTGTTATGGGTAGTAATTGGCCTTCGCTCGCGGTATTGGTTGATGTGCTCGTAGTCGCTGGAGGAGGTGGTGGCGCAGATTACGGTGGCGGCGGTGCAGGGGGCTTGTGCGATCAAACTGGTCGGACACTTGCAAACGGGATCGCGTACACAGTAACGGTTGGTGCCGGTGGTAGCGGCGGTCAAACTTTTGGCAACGTTGGCAGCAATTCTGTCTTTGACACCATTACTTCTCTTGGCGGCGGCGGCGGGGATGATATTAGTAATGGAACATCAGGCGGTTCTGGTGGCGGCGGTGGCTATAACGGTAATGGCGGGAGCGCTACGCAAGGAAACTCAGGCGGCGCGACGGGATACGGTAACGCTGGTGGCGGCGGCAACAATAACGGATCTAATCGGTACTCAGGAGGGGGCGGCGGCGGTGCTGGGGCGTCTGGTACATCCGGGACTACTACCGTCGCCGGTAATGGTGGCAACGGCAGACAGTACGCAATCACAGGCACTAACACATACTACGCTGGCGGTGGAGCAGGCCAAGGAAAAATCGCGCTTACTGACAGCAACGGCACTGCCGGTTTAGGTGGTGGCGGAGCGGCATCAGTCTATCCGGCAACAACGGGCGACGCTGGAACTGCAAACACTGGTGGTGGCGGTGGTGGCGGTGGGAATTACACAGTAAACGCACCGGGTGGAGCAGGAGGCTCTGGCGTAGTCATCATTCGTGCGCCACGCACGGCAGCATCCACCACAGGATCACCTACGGTAACTACGGACGGCTCATTTACCGTTTACAAATTCAACGCCTCAGGTTCAATAACATTCTAAGGTGTACATATGCCTCAATTCCCTTCAACAACAGGTGCATCAGATATATGGAGTACTCTAGATCAGTACAGAGCGCAGCTGGGTAACAATTGGCCTAATCTCGGAGCCCTAGTTGACTACCTTGTTATTGCAGGTGGCGCAGGTGGCGGTGCTGGTGGCAACGCCTCTGGCGGCGGCGGTGGCGGTGCAGGTGGTTATAGAACTGCGTCAAGTTTTTCTGCTGTAACAGGGTCAGCAATTACTGTAACTGTTGGAGCAGGTGGTGCGGGCGCGGTTGGGGGCTCAGTAGGTTCAAGCGGCGGTAATTCAGTATTTTCAACAATTACTTCTAATGGCGGTGGCGGTGGCGCATCGGAAGGTCCAACTCCACCAAACTACTCAAACGCCGGGGCGTCAGGCGGCTCAGGTGGCGGGGGTACAGGTCGAGTAAGTAGCCCCGGTGGTGCAGGCAATACGCCTTCTATATTTCCGTCTCAAGGTAATGCTGGTGGGGCCGGTAATGCTGGCTCGGGGTTTCCTGGAGGAGGCGGCGGCGGTGCAGGAGCTGTTGGTGCCGATGGAGCCGCCAGCACTGTGGCAGCAGGCGGTGCTGGTATGGCATCCTCAATTACGGGCACATCTGTAACCCGTGCCGGTGGCGGTGGTGGCGGTTCTTACACCCTAGGTGGCGGTGGTGGCGGTTCTGGAGGAGGCGGTGCTGGCGGGGCTTCTAACTCGCAAGGAACCGCAGGTACAGCTAACACTGGAGGTGGTGGAGGTGGTTCAAGCGGTCCTTCTACCGGCAACATTGGCGGAGCAGGTGGCTCTGGTGTTGTTATCCTTAGATCACAGTACGCTGTCACTGCAACTACGGGTTCTCCTACTGTAACCTACAACGGATCTAATAGTATTTATACTTACACAGCATCTGGAACTATTACATTTAGCACTGCACTGCTCAATCCACCTACATCAGTTGAATACTTAGTAGTTGCTGGTGGTGGCGGTGGTGGAGCAAATAATGCAGCATCATCTGGCTCTAACTCTGTTTTCTCTACAATTACGTCTGCGGGAGGTGGTGGAGGTGGAGGAGATGGTTATCCAAGCAGTAGTTCTGTCGGCTATGGTCTAAATGGTGGCAGCGGTGGCGGCAGTGGTTGGAATAATAATGGTGCTGGTGGACCGAGTTTTGGAGCAGGCAATACTCCTTCCACTTCTCCATCACAAGGCAATAATGGTGGTCATTCGGGTACAAATAACGGTGGTAGCAATTATAGCAGTGGTGGCGGCGGTGGGGCAGGTGCAGTTGGAGGCAATGCTAGTGGCTCTTCAAGTGTAGGTGGTGTAGGCGGTGCAGGTGCTGCTTCGTCTATAACAGGAAGCTCTGTGACTTACGCAGGAGGCGGCGGAGGAGGGGCTTTTCCAGGTACTGCTGGGGTTGGTGGTGCTGGCGGAGGTGGTGCTGGTAATGTATCAGTTGCTGCAACTGCTGGAACTGCGAACACTGGAGGCGGTGGTGGTGGTCGCGCAGTCGGTGGAGGTGGTGGAGCAGGTGGTTTTAGAACGGCAACTGGGTTTTCCGTAGCTACTGGAACACAATTAACCGTAACAGTTGGTGGTGGTGGTAGTGGTGGTACAACCGGTGGTGCTCAAGGTGGCTCTGGTATTGTTGTATTGCGTTACGCAGACACGTTCGATCTTGCTAGAGCTACAACAGGCTCTCCAACAATAACTACATCTGGTGGATTCCGAATTTACACATTTACGGCCAGTGGTTCAATTACATTTTAAAGGATAAAGATGCCTGATTTTCCTTCGACTACAAGTGCTTCAGGCATCTGGACACTTAAAAAACATAAACGTGCAAAACAAGGCAGTAATTGGCCTATGGTTGTAACTCTAGTTGACTACCTAGTAATTGCTGGCGGTGGTGGTGGTGCGTTCAACGGCGGCGGCGGTGCGGGAGGTCTGCGTTCCGGCTCAAACATGAGCCTTACATCAAGTACTTCTTATACGGTCACAGTAGGCGCAGGTGGGACTGCGGGAACAAGCACTGGGGGTGGCGTTCCTTGGACTGCCGGGGGTGACGGCGGTAATTCAGTATTCAATGCCATCACATCAATTGGTGGCGGCGGTGGCGGAGCTAATGGAGTAAATGGCGCGGTGGGTAGGAATGGCGGCTCAGGTGGTGGCGCGTCTACTCCCGGAAATGGCACTACTTCAGGCGGAACTGGAATAGCCGGTCAAGGATTTGCAGGTGGGTCAGCAACAGGCAACCCAACCTATCCGGGCGGTGGTGGTGGTGGTGCAGGAGCCGCTGGTGGAAATGCAGACCCAACAAATAATGATGGGGGTAACGGCGGAATTGGCGCCCAGTCTTCAATTACTGGAGTCGCGACCCACTATGCCGGTGGCGGTGGAGGAGGTGCCGACTACTGGCGTTCTGGTGCAACTTTTGGCACTGGCGGGTTGGGCGGTGGCGGTAGCAGTAGCGCGGGTAATGGAGGCATAAACAGCGGCGTTGGAAATCCTGGCACTGCAAATACCGGAGGCGGTGGAGGTGGAGGTTCAGGAACAAATGTGTCCGGTGGAGGCGCGAGTGGAGGCGCAGGCGGCTCTGGCGTAGTCATCATCTCCGCACCAAGTGCAGCAGTATCCACCACAGGGTCGCCTACTGTCACAACTAACGCAGGTCGTACGATCTACACATTTAATGCCAGCGGCACTATAACTTTTTAAAGGACAACATGGCTCACTTTGCTCAATTGGATGAAAATAATACAGTGATTCAAGTCATTGTGGTTCACAACAATGAAACTCTAGATAATGGTATAGAATCAGAAGCCAAAGGCGTAACATTCTGTCAATCTCTATTTCCTGGAACAAACTGGAAACAAACGTCCTACAATGCCAACATTCGCAAGAACTATGCTGGTATTGGGTTTGTTTATGACTCAACCAGGGACGCCTTCATTCCTCCCAAACCATATAGCAGCTGGGTGTTAAACGAAACCACCTGTACTTGGACAGCTCCAACACCTTACCCCACAGACGGTAATCGGTATACTTGGGATGAGACGCAACAGGTTTGGGTAGAAGTCCAAACACCATTATGAATTGGAACAACATATGCCAAATCTTTCGAACATAGTTTCACCAGGCAATGTACTTACCGCTTCCAGTTCAAATATACTTACTAACAAGACTATCAGTGGTAGCACTAACACAGTCACGAATATACCTCTATCTACAGGAGTGACAGGTACATTGCCTATAGTGAACGGTGGTACTGGAGTAACAACTAGTACTGGTTCAGGTAACAGTGTACTGTCTACTAGCCCCACATTGGTTACGCCAATTTTAGGCACGCCTCAGTCTGTTACTTTAACTAACGGAACTAATTTGCCGTTGTCAACGGGTGTCACAGGAACACTACCTATAGCAAATGGCGGCACTGGTGCTGTAACTCTTGCAGGTGCAAATATACCAGTTACGACTGTAGCAAATACATTTACTGGAACTCAAACCTTTAGTGGTAGTTCTAGCGCACTTACAATGATACTTAATAATGCAGCCGAAGTTTGCAACATCTCGGCAACTGCTGCCACAGGTACTATCAACTATGATGTAACTACACAGTCTGTATTGTACTATACCAGCAACGCTACAGCCAATTGGACTGTTAACTTTAGAGCTTCGTCTGGTACTAGTTTAAACACAATAATGTCTGTAGGACAAACTGTAACAATAGCTTTTATGGTAACTCAGGGAACCTCTGCATTTTTTAATAATGTTGTGCAAGTAGATGGTACTCCTGTAATACCTAAATGGCAGGGCGGTACAGCTCCAACTGCAGGCAACGTATCTAGTATAGACAGCTATACCTACACTATTATAAAAACTGGCAGTGAAGCATTTACAGTGTTAGCTGCTCAGACACAGTTCAAGTAGAATATTATGCCATTAATTAGTAGAAGAGGCGGTGCTGCTGCTCGTGGTTTTGGATTGTTTGGACGTCAAAGAGTACTCACAACTTTTACATTTCCAGCTGGAACCAGTAACTGGACAGCACCCGGTGGTGTAACTTCATTAGTCAGTGCAGTAGGTAAAGGTAGTGACGGAGTTAGTGACTACACTTATAGTGGCAGCATTTTGTGGTCTGTCGGCAATGTCCAGGCGTTGCCACTTGGAGAAATTAACTCCTCAGTTCCTCATGATTGGAGTGAGTGGTATAGTCCTGCACAATCTGCTGTAAACACAATGAATACTGGCTCTGGAATTAGCACCATAGCATTGAGATATTTTCCGTATAATAATTTTAGGATATATGCGGACGGTATTAATTATAGGCAGTACGCCGTTGGTGACACAGGCGCGCAAACATTCGATTATGTAAAAGGTTCTGCATCATTGCAGGTTAGCAATTGGCCATCTAGCGGTACAATTACACCTGCTGCTGTAGCTGGCGGATCTTTTATTAGTATTTTGTTTACTGGATTTGGGTATGGCTATTCTGGATCTGCTACCTCAGGCTTTGCTTTAAGTTTTTCTGGTGGTGGCTACTCTGGAGGTACTGGCACTCCTGCATCAAACACCACCTACAATAATGTTTCAGTAACACCTGGAACTACTTACACTATTGTTAACAATGGTGTCCTAACAATAACTTACTTTGTATAATTATGTATGCAAAAATAAAAGATAATGTAGTAATACAATTTCCGTATGGATTTGATGAATTGCAGTCTGAATTTGACAAAGTCTTAACGGGAAACATAGATATATTAAACACCTTTAAGCTTTCTAATGCATACTTAGATGGTTTTACAATCCACACTGTAACCCAGCAACAAAAGCCTTTGATGCATTCGGCAGGTGAAAAGCATATCTTGGCCGAATTGCCGGTATTAGTAAATGATCAATGGACACTTGTTTGGCAGGTAGAAGCAGTTCAGTATCCTACTGATGGAAAAACTTATAAATGGAACCCGACAAGTAGAGCTTGGGATGAGGAGTAAACATGGCAAATCTTTCCAATATTATTACACCTACCAATGTTCTAACAGCTAGTAGTACCAACACTCTTAGCAATAAAGTGATTAGTGGTACTAACAACACTATTACTAACGTTTCACTCACAACAAGTGTAACGGGCACACTACCAGTATCTAGTGGTGGCACTGGTGCCGCAACCTTTGCACTTAATAATATTTTGCTTGGTAACGGGACTGCAGCACTACAGGAGATTGCTCCTGGAACTTCTGGAAATGTACTCACAAGCAATGGAACTACATGGTCAAGTTCTGCTATTATAGATCCAGCTAAAGTTCCAACAACTGTAACAGCAAATAGCGCCGGTCCGTATCTTCCAGGAGTGGCTTACTCATGGAACATCACAAATCTTGATGACTACACAACGTACACGCTCAGCACAACAAACGGGACCATTACTCGGTCTGCTGCAACTTTGACATACACGCCCTCTAGCTCTGGCTCCGGTGGTTGGACAATCAACGGAAGAAATATAGCTATTTCAATTGCATCTATTATTGCCTTTATTTCAACGTCTAATGTCTCAAATAACGTATTTTTTGCAGGTGCAAATGATTCAAATTCCACTTACAATATAGGGTTATGGACTGCGAATACTAATTTAGGTGGTACTTATACTACGGTTGTTGCGCAGTACTCCCCATCTGGAACTAGAAATTGGATAAAAGTTTTTTATCATTCGACTGATTTTTTTAGAGGAGCAGGGGTAAAGCTGGCTAGTGATAACACTTTATTTGTTTCAATGAGTGATACTAGCAACACAAGAGCGTACATATTGAAGCTAGATACATCTGGAAATGTATCATGGTCTAAATATTTGGCTAGTTTTAGTGTTGAAGTCGGTGCAGTAGCAGTTGACACTTCTAACAATGTTATTTTTGGCGGATCTAGCGGTGGGTTAACAGCTATTGCAAAATACAACACCAGCGGCACTCAGCAATGGCAGTATAAATCCAGCGCAAATAGCGACTATATCTACGGAATAACTACCGACTCTAGCAACAACATCTTTTTTGTTACAGGAAATGGCTCAGATTGTAAAATTGTTAAGCTAAATTCGGCTGGTGCTGTTCAATGGGTTACTCGATTAACAAATACACAAATATATGGTTATAGTATTGCGCTAGACTCGGCTGGAAATGTGTATGTGACTGGACAGTATTTTTTAAGTGGCACTACATATTATGGCTTTGTGTGCAAATTAAATTCATCTGGCACACTGCAATGGCAACGCCATATGTTGAATCAAAAATTCGACGGATGTGCAGTTGATTCATCAGATAATGTGTATGCTTCTGGACAAGACTACCCAGGTGGTAGTCCTACTGGGTATCAAACAGTTGCCAAATGGAATGGTTCTGGTACTTTGCAATGGCAACGAACGGTTTATTATGGTGCAACAAACACATCAAATAATCGCATTTCAATTGCAGGTTCTGCGTTTTACTTAACTAACAGCGGATATGCTTCAGGTTCGTACATCTTGGGGCAAAACAAATTTCCTATCGATGGGTCAATCCCTTCTTTCAGTATTGGTTCTGCCGCTGGAACTTATGCTGCATCAAGCTATACCGAGTCCGCTGGGAGTATGAGCAACCCCGCTGGGACTTTGACGCTTGACGCATCTTCTTTAACTGAAACCACATCAACGCCAACGAATCAAGCGTTGACTTCTACTATTAATGCGAAACAGGCAACATAAATGAGCGCTTACATCAATACTATTACCGGCCAATATCCATTGTTCGAGGGAGATATACGGTTAGGAGATTTTAATATTGGGGAAGTTTTTGTACTTCCTGAAGGCTACGCTCTTGTGACAATCACAGATCCACCATTACATACAAAAAATCAATATGCGATTGAAGATATGCCAGTAAAAATAAATGAACAGTGGTTTAGCACTTGGACAGTTATTGATCTGACACTCGAGCAGATTGCGGAGCGAGATAGGCCGAGCATAGAAGTTGGCCAACCATTACCTATTCCTCAACCTGAGCCAGAACCATAACTAACAGATTTGAGGTACAAATGAGTGATGAGTTTTCCCTACTAAATCATAAAGTCGACGTAATGAACGAAGTTGTTACAGATATGAAAGCATCTCTCAAAGAGCTTACCTCAGCAATTACAAAATTGACATTAATTGAAGAACGTCAGTTAAATGCTGCGGCGGCTCTTGAAAGAGCATTTAAAACAATAGAGAACATAGATCATCGAGTTGGACAGCTCCAACACCTTACTTCACAGACGGTAATCGGTATACTTGGGATGAGACTCAACAGGTTTGGGTAGAAGTCTAAACTGTACGAAAAAATACCCAGCCCACAAAGCTGGGTATTTTTTCGCTTGACCAACACTTGCCTTCATGATATAATAGTACCAAAATCACAGAGCACGAAAAACTCGGCTCTATATAAATAGAGGAGTGCCCTATGGCTGGTCCGACAAAGTTAAATCTTAAAATATATCAAGGCAGTACCTTTCGTGAGACGATCCGTTGGGAAAGTGCCTTAAAAGTATACGCACCTATTACCAATATCTCAAAAACTGCACCCATGGTGGTCACTGCCGCTAGTCATGGAGTTCCAACAGGTTGGAGAGTAAAGATTAATGGTGCTATTGGCATGAAAGAAGCCAACACAGGTGACAATTATTTAATCACTAGTGAAGTTGCTGCCAACACAGCGACGTTTAACTCAGTCAATGCACTCAACTATACAACTTACACTGGCGGCGGTGTCTTGGAATATAATCAACCCGTCGACTTGACTGGCTACGCTGCACGAATGCAGATTCGTGAAAAAATCACCAGTGAGACTGTGTTAGAAAATCTTACCAGCAGCAACGGAAAAATAATAATAGACAATACCAACAAGAGTATTAGTTTAATTATTAGTGCCACCACCACTGCAGCCTATACTTGGAAAACCGGTATTTATTCTCTAGAATTGGAGAAGGACGGAGCGGTTATACCTTTGATATATGGCTCAGTAAGTGTTGAACCTGAGGTAACCAGATGAAGTTGAGTGTTGATATTAGAAACAGTATGATTTCACAGTATGAGACATACTTGGGAACCTCACCGACCATAGAGTTACGCACAGGACCGGCACCCGCGTCTACCACTGACTTAGATACTGGAACTCTCTTGGCCGTTATAGCACTGCCACTAGATTGGTTGAGTGCTCCTGTTAATGGTGCTGTATCACTGCAAGGATCTTGGATTGGTACTGCAACTTCCTCCGGTACAGCCACACACTATAGATTAAAAAATAGTAGTGGTATTACCCATGAACAAGGTTCGGTATCTATTACCGGAGGTGGTGGAGACTTAGAGTTAGACAACACCAATTTAGCATTGAATCAAATAGTTCAAGTAACAACTTGGACACGAACACAAGGAGGCCAATAAATGGCAGTAACTTACACAACAGCAGTAAAAAATGCTCGTCTTAATGCGGTAACGACTGCCATTGGCACTACCGGAGTACTAGAGATTGGTACCTCAGCTATGGGAACAGTATTAGCCACTATAAACCTAGCAAATCCGGCCGCCCCTGCGGCAGATAGCGGAGTATTAACATTTACTATGCCACAGAGCGATACAGCAGCGGATGCCACAGGCACTGCAGCAGCAGCTCGTATTCGTACTAGCAGTGGCGGTACCGACATTGTAACTGGTTTAACAGTGGGTACTAGCGGTACTGATATTGTCCTAGACAATATCAGCATCAATACAGGACAAACCATCACTATTACCAGTGCAACTATCACACACGCCTAAGGAGCTTGAACTATGTCAATGACCAACACGGCCGAAGCCAATTTCTTAGGCTTGCTATTTCAAAATATAAACTGGGCCAACATTGGAGACGCCACTGGCCTGAGAAATGCCTCAACAGCTGGCTCACTATTTATCAGCCTACACACAGCCGATCCAGGCGAGACAGGTACTCAAACTACCAATGAAACGACCTATACGTCGTATAGCCGAGTAGGTGTAGTAAGAAGTAACAGTGGATTTACGCTTACTGCACAGACTATTACCAACGCAGCTCTGGTACAGTTTCCACAGTGCACAGGCGGTACTTCAACAGTTACCCACTTTGGTATTGGCACAGACAGCTCAGGAGCCGGCAACTTGTTGTTAAAGGGTGCCCTAGCCTCACCTCTATCAGTTAGCAACGGTATTCAACCTCAATTTGCAGCAGCTGCTCTGAGTGTAACGGTTGATTAATTGTAATGTTTAATACTATAAGTGACATTGCCAACTCTTGGGATACCAATAGGGTATGGCGACAACACTGGCATAAAACTGCAAACCCACAGATATCGGCTGCAAGTGGTGGATTTTGGTTAGATCTTTCCATGGCAGCTGGTACGCCCAAGTACAATGCTTATGTAGGTGATCAGTTGGCATTTACTCCCTTAATAGGGGGTGGTAATAATGGTATTAACTGTGGTACCGGTGGAGACAGCTGGATACACAGATACAACTTGAGTGGTGGTGGTACTTCAACAGCAGCATGGCCTGCTGGAGTGGTTATGTTAATGGACTATGTAGGGTTCTATCCGCTCGTAGACATGGACAACATAGACGAACAGGTCTTTGACAACACTCTTTTGAGTTCTCGCTATAGCTCTGGTATGCGTTGTATGGTTGTTACAACGACCCCTCAAACAGCAGCTGCACCTACACAGGTCTTTTTAGAGTATGAGGGTAGTAATGGTGTAACCACAGTATCCAGTTTCTTTGTAAATTCTACATTTGCCGCAGGTGCCCTCAACTGTTTTTCTAGCGCTACCGGTGGCAATGTTTCTGGTGTTGCTGCTCCATTTGTACCTCTTGGTTTTGGTACTTTTGATGTAAAAAAATTAAATAGTGTAACAATAACTGGTTCCTCTGGTGGATTTTGTGCCTTTGTTTTAGTTAAACCAATTTTAGAAGCGATCATTGTGGATAACGCTACTCCATACGAGATCGAAGCGCCTCGAAATATGCTGCCCTACTACGTACCAAACGGAGCATATTTAAATCATATAGTGTGTGGTAATAGTGGTAGTGCAGCTACTGGTATTACCAGAGGTCATATAACATTTGTAAGGAGATAAAATGGGATTTGCAAGCTATGACGATCTGGTAAATCAGGTCACAACAAACAATAAAATCTGGCTACAGCCCTGGAATAAAATCTCTCCCACCACAATGGCTGCGGGGCGTTGGTATGATTTATTTTTAGGCAGCAGTGATCGCGGTCAAGGATACCACGGCAATCATGTTCGTAACTGGGGTTTTGATTCTATTGCCGAATGGACAGGTGTAGGTTCCGGGGGCTGGGCGTGGAATATTGCTGGTACCATGGTACATACTGCTGGTACTCCAGGGTCCTTATCCCAAACACCAGCAGCTACTATTATGGCTAGTACACCTTACACAATTATTGTAACTACCAGTGCCCTTTCAGGGTCGGGCGGTATCATTATTGATATTGGTGGTACAGCATCTTCTTCTATTACTACAGCTACTACTTCTACACTACAAGTCACCACGGGTGCATCACCTACACAGACTATAGCAATCACGGCGGCTAGTGGTCAAACGGTAACTGTAGATAACTTGATTGTTATTGCTGGTACTAGTAACGGTCAGTCTCCTCGATTCATGCCCTACGATAGTAGCATGCAGGGAAGTATTTGGCCAGGAGACTTAATTGGTGGCAGTGCGACCAAACACCTTCTCACCATGAGTGCACAAACAGCTGGTGCAACCACTGTACCTATTACACTGTTGTTAGTTGACCTATTGGGTAGTTACTCACGTATTGATGGTAATACAAATACCGCTATTACCCTAAACAATACTTTGACGCTACCACGTTATACAACAGGTACAGGTGTACTGGCATATTCCGTTGTAGCTCCTGCAGCAACAGGTACTGGTGCTCACAACGTATTAGCTACTTATACCAATCAAGCCAACGTAGGTACCAGAAGTCTACCTCAAACCGTAGCAGCCACAGTAAGTGCAGTAAACTCACATATTTACCACAGTGGAACAGCTGCCAACAACATTGGCCCATTTTTACCACTACAAGCTGGTGACACAGGTATTCGATCTGTACAAACTTGGCAACAAACCGCCGCCAATGGTACTGCAAATACCTTTACGAACTTGGTATTATGTAAGCCCATTATGGAACTTCAACTTACCACTCAGTTCTTATTGGCCGAACGTGATATGTTAAACCAGTTCCCTAGTTTACCACTGATACAAGAAGCAGCCGCCTCTTCAGGTGCTTGTTTAGGATTTTTGGCATATGCTGGTGCTGCTACGCCAGGTAATACTAACTTTTTTGGTGTTAACAGATACGCTTGGGGTGGTTAAATGGCTTTGCGTTTTAACGGTCAAAGCCCAACAACAGTAAACAGTTCTTTTTCTTCTTTTCCAAACAGGGTTATTGGTACAGTAACCGGCCTCACCTTACATACCGGGATGCAACCACTGTGGGGGGCTAGAAGAGCTGCATTAACCGCTTTTGGTGAACTGGCGGGTGTACCAGACGGCACTACTCATCCTATATCTTGGCAGATGCCTAACGCTGCTGGAAGGATCTCTTCTGGATACAATGCATCAACGTTTGTACCTACAGCACAAGGAACTCGCGGTTTGCCCACTTCTGGATCTGTAGGTATTACATTTGCTGTAGATCCCGCACAGCTTCAGTTGATTGTATCTACTGATGGCACAACGGGCATAACCTTTACACTAGAGGGCAATGCTAAGGCAGTATTAGATGCTATAGCCAATATACAGTTACAATTTACTGTTGAAGATGCCCAAATTGGAGCTAAAGCCGACACTGAGGGTACTTCTTCTATGGTGTTTACTGCAACTGCAACTCCAAAAGCATTGGGTAATATAGAGGGAAGCATTACACCATTTACCGAACTAAGTCCACAGAGCCTAGCACAAGCAGTTTGGTCCTATCAGCTGCCATAATACTCTTAGAGGTATAATATGACCACAGCAGCACAAAAACTGGTTGCACTATCTGGATTGACCGGTGTTAGTGCTGCAAATCACTTAATAGCAATAAGTACTGGTGGCACCACTGCAGGTTCTAGACTGTTGAGCAGGTCTGGAATTGCCAGTGGTACTGCTGCTGAACATTTAAACAGTATAGTAATTGGTGGTAGTAGAACCGGTACCTTAACAGTTGTAGAAACTGGCTTAGACCAATTTAATGCTACCAATATTACTGGTGCTGTTACCGGATATTTAAGCGGTACTGAGACTGGCACTGACAGTTTCCAGGGGCTAGTAAGATCTATAATATCTGGTACGATAACAGGCCAAGAAGTAGGTCAAGATACTGCACTAATAGTTAGTAAATCTATCAATCTTGGTATCCTTACCAGCCAAGAAATAGGCCAAGATACAGCAAATCTAGCAGCAAAACTGCTAGTACGTGGTACACTATTACCCACTGAACTGTCTGATATCGCACAGCTATTGGGTAAGTTATCTGTTAGTGGTACTCTAGCAGTCACAGAACTAACAGATACAATTCAAGCTATTGCCAAGATTTTAATTCGTGGTAACATAACAACTAGCGAATTAAGTTTAGATAGTGCCCAAGCAGTAGCTAAATTATTAGTAAGAGGTGCTCTGGTTGCCTCAGAGACTGGCAACGATGTAGCTCTTAGTGTAGCCAAGGTACTTGTTAACGGTACTTTGAGTGCCACAGAGTTTGGTGGCCAAGACGTATTCTCTAGTGGCGGCGTAGCAAAAATTGCTTATGGTACCGTTAATGCTCTAGAATCGGCAGACTATGGCTCAGTAATAGCAAAATTATTAGTCAATGGAACACTTGCCCCAACAGAGCTAACTACAGATCAAGCCGCCATACTGGCTAAATCTATAGTTACAGGTACGGTGGGCGTATCAGAGGCCCAAACAGACCAAGCTCAGATAGTAGCCAAAGCTATATTTAGGGGCCAACTGGCTGGTATAGAGCCAACTGTTGACATTGCCCAAGCACTGGCCAGGTCTATTGTTACAGGTTACTGGACCTCAACAGATTCTACAGATCAGGCAAGCAGTACTGGCAGAGTAGCCATAACAGGACTTGCTTCAGCACTTGAAAATCCAGATCAGTCCAATTTAATAGCTAAGTTACTGATTCGTGGTAACTTTAGTGCAACTGAAACAGAAACAGATAGTCTTCAGGGTCTTGCTAAATCAGTTATTTCTGGCTACTCTTCTACTACAGAGTTTGGTAGTGATTTTGCTCAATTTAGTGCTAAACTTTTACTAAAAGCGTCTTCTGTTAAATCAATAGATATAGCATATACTTCTATTGGTCAAACCAAAATAGCTGTACTAAGTAATGTAGTAATACCACTTAACGGATCTAGCACAGCTGTAAGAATAGCTATAAGCTCAAGGGTATCAGAAACCTACATAAGACAAGTAGAAGATGGCATAGTTATTAGTGCTTCCATACCTGAGCCCTTATTTATAACTGTTATATCTAAAGATAGTATAGTCTACCACGGAGTAGCCAGCGAGTTTATTATTACTCAAACTGTCGATGACATATTTGTCAGCACAGATAACGCAGTCCAAAATGTAACCGATGTTGGAGTAAAACAAGTAGTAATTACTGAACTATGATAGGAATATAACTATGCTAGAATTTGCAGCAAGCGGTATTTTAGGATCAATCTTCGGTGGGCTGTTTCGACTAGCCCCCGAAGTACTCAAGTTCTGGGACCGAAAGGATGACCGCAAACACGAACTGAGCATGTACGGCTTACAGATTGACTTGGAAAAGACCCGTGGTCAGGTCAAAATCGAAGAAAAGTACATTGACTATGGCATTGCAAATACTCAGGCTATTCAGAGCGCTTTTGAGAGTCAAGCCAAAGAGGCCTCTAACAGCTATCGTTGGGTAGCTGCACTGAGTGCCTTAGTCCGACCAATGGTGACTTATGTGTTATTTGGCATGTACGTGACATTTAAGGTAATCGTTATTTCTTACGCAATGCAAAATGGTGCCAACTGGATTGACATTGCAAACAAGCACTGGACACCAGACGACTTTGCAATGTTAAACATGATCCTGACATTCTGGTTCTTGGGCCGCAGTATTGAAAAGCGTAGTGGGTCATGACCCAAGAAGCCGTCAAACTGTGTACAGATGCCCTCTTACATCCCTTTGAGGGCTATCACAAAAAACTACAGAATGGTGATTGTGAAAGCTACCCCGACCCAGCCAGTCCACTGGCTCGGGGTAAGTTTTCAAAGGTTGAAGTAGCAAATATGACACCTGACCAGCTGCTCAAAGCTGGGCACCCTTGGACTATTGGTTGGGGTACTACAGGACCAGACATTGTGCCTGGACTGGTGTGGACACGTGAACAAGCTGACCGTCGATTTGAGGCAATGCTCAGCAAATTTGTAAATGGGGCAATCAGCCTCAGCCCTAACCTGTTAAATGAACCGCCCAGAAGGTTGGCGGCAATCATTAGTTTTTGTTATAACTGTGGATTAGGTAACTACAGAATTAGCACTCTGCGAAAACGGGTCAATCAGGGTGACTGGTGGGGTGCATATGAAGAAATACAAAAATGGAATAAAGCGCAAGGTATTGTGTTAAATGGATTAACACGCCGCCGCCTAGCAGAAGGCAAGTTTCTTCTTTAGGTGTTCTTCAACCAACCTTCAAAACCTATGGCAAATTCAAGTGGCAAGAAAGCTCGCAGAGCAGCAAGTGAAGCCCCTAAATCCGAGTTCTTGACCAGAACAGGGTTTAAGGAAGTAAAACCACTAAATTATATACAGGAAACGTATTTAAATGCTATAAAGACAAATGAAATTGTTTTTGGTATTGGAAGTGCGGGCACAGGCAAAACCTATGTGGCTGCAAGCTATGCTGCAAGTGAACTGTTTCACCGTCGCGTGGAAAAGATCATTTTAACCAGACCCAACGTAGAAACTGGCAGAGGTCTGGGATTCCTACCCGGCACACTGGAAGAAAAATACGAACCGTACCTAGATCCCTTTGATCAGGTGTTCCAACGGTCACTGGGCAGTGGTTTTTACGAGTACGCTTTGAAGAGCAAAGCCATTGAACCACGTCCACTGGGCTTTATGAGAGGTGCCACTTTTGATAATGCCATTGTGTTGCTGGACGAGGCTCAAAACGCTACAAAAACAGAATTCAAAATGTTGTTGAGTCGTATTGGTCGCAATACCAAAATGATTATTAGCGGCGACCATGAACAGAGTGATATTGGTAATGACAGCGGCCTGACAGATGCAGTCACCAGACTAGAAGGCATACCCGGCATTGAAGTTGTCCGCTTCTTGGACAGCGACATTGTACGAAGCAAAATATGTAAACAAATAATCCTAGCTTATAAGAATTGAGGAGACCATGGCAAAAGAACTGTGTCCAGTGGGTACTATGTATCCAGATATTAATTTGAGCAACCACTTGGCAGCGGTTCAGTACGCCAACTATGGACCCGCAGAAGCCCGCGACAGCAACCCTGAATTTTGGGAAATGAAACAAGAAGTCTGGGGTGTTAGTGAAGGCCAAGCCCGTATGAGGGTATGTGCCAGTTGTCATCACCACGATCGTTCACCAGAGACTTTGGACTGTATCATTGAGGGTCCGGTCGGTGAGTGGAACGAGAGCGACCTACCGGTCACTCCCAAGTTTACAGACATTGACGGTATGCCGGTATGGTACTGTAGTCGTTGGAATATGACTGTGAGTCCCATCAGAGTGTGTGATCAGTGGGAAATGGAAGGCAACGGAGACCACGACGAAGACATGCCGGACGAAGATTCTCAAAAGTCTTACTTTGAAAAGGCAGCAACAACTTACAAACCTACAACTGGCATGGCCTCCGCAGCACGGCGTGCATTGAAGTGGAAAAAAGAAGGCCACTCCGGTGGAACCCGTGTCGGCCTGGCCAGAGCAAATCAACTTGTAAATCGTGAAAACTTGACTGCTAGTACAGTAATGAGAATGCACTCATTTTTTAGCCGTCATGAAGTAGACAAGAGGGCAACAGGATTCAACAGTGGAGAAGAAGGTTTTCCAAGCCCCGGGCGAGTAGCTTGGGACTTGTGGGGTGGAGATGGTGGCCAGTCTTGGGCCAAAGCTAAGCGAGATCAAATAGTAAGGGCTCGCGAAAACAACTAAGAGGTGACCTATGGCTGATCCAACAGGTTATTTAAGTGCAAAAGTAGCTAGTATGGTAGGCGGACTTTTTGGCGGATTTGCAATCCTGACCTTTATCAAACCCAAAACTATTGGTGAAGCATTTATGAGGGGTGGAATGAGTGTTGGCAGTTCAATGGTTTTTACACAACCACTGCTAGATATAGCTGGTATATCTAATAATTGGGAAACACAGCTCATGGGCGGATTTTGTGTGGGATTTTTAGCATACACTGTATTAGGTATGATAGCTAATTTCCTACAGAAAAATCAACACAAAGACATTGTTGAAGTAGTCAAGGATGTAAAAAAATGATTACCAGCCTAGCCGTATTTTTTAACTCTTGGACATTGTTGTTAAACTTTGTTAGCCACTTTGTAGTTTTTATAGGTATTCTCTATGTTGCTATACACAATCGAGAACTGAAGTCTTGGGTTATTACTCCACTATGGTACTTGGGCCTGACTAGCGGGTTTGTGTGTGCCACAATTGTGGTTCAGTGGGCTGTAGGGCCCGAACACCCAATGAGCTACTGGACTTTAGGTGTTGTTGGTGAAATAATGTCACACTTTGTACTGGCAGCAATAAGTTTTATACTGTTTATAAAAACGCTCAAAGCAGACCTGAATTACAAAAGACTGCGCAAAAAATGAAAAAAGCCCCTCAACTTGTGTTGAGGGGCTTTTTTCATTCTTGAGGTCCTTGCTTAGGCAGCTGCTCTTGGGCCTGTTGTTGTAGCTTTTGACTCAAGGGATTTGCAACTCTTGCAGGTAGTTCTTGTAGCCCTGTCAAAATTGCATTTGCTTCTTGTTCAGTTACCTTAAATGTGAATTCCATGTTTTTTTCTTTATTTAATTGGGCAAGCTCCGGTGGAGCAGTCGTCTTGTACAATCTCATCAAAACTGTTGGCATTGTTGATATCAACTGGCAACAAGTTTTGGATGTACTCTTGATAGGTTTGTTCGTCTACTACTTCCTGTGGTAGGTAGAGATAGCCTAAATCTTTTGCAGTCTTTGTAGGGTCACTACGAAATAAGAAGCTTACCCCTACATAGCAATCCCAGTTGTTTAATAGCCAGTTCTTAATACCCTCAACTTCGCTTGGATCATAGCTGATAGTTACCGACGTATTTTGCTGAGTCCAGCTGGTCTGAATCATCTTGTATCGTTCTAATTGATCAATAGCACTTTCCAAGTTGACTTCCTTGCCATCTACCTTGTCAAATGGCACATCATCCCACTTGACTGGAAATGTGACGAGTACGCCACTAGGATCGGTGGGGTGGTTGATCACTTTGTAGTTAGCCGCGCGCAACTTGTCTACTACTGGATCGAACTTTGAGAACTGTACGTTGTTGAAGATGTACTTTCCAAGAGGCTTGTGTACTCCTTCTGTGGTATCCATGATCTTGGATAGGGTTCCACTAGGTTTGATACAAGTAATGTTCTTTGGTCTTGGTAACCCGAGTTCATCGGCCATCCCAACTGCGGCAGCAGTTGCTGTACGCTTAAGATATTCATAGTCATAGCCTGTCATGTCAGGACGTTTTACAATGCCGGTCAGACCTACTCCACACAGGCGTAGGAAGTAGTTGTTCAAATGCCAGCTCTCTTGTAAGATACCATCCTTTAGGTTTACACAAGTCTGGCGATAATTAGCGCGAGCAGCCAGTCTGATGGCTTCATGCATTCCTGCATTGTTGCCTTTAAACTTGCCAATGTCTGTTTCTGTCAAGTTGCAAAAGCTCTTGTTGCCTAATAGAATTTCTACACAAGGATTGCAACCAGCAAACCAAGGAGCACGACGAAGAGCTTCGACTGCATTGATAAAGCCCGGCTCGCTGCCGCCTGCGTCCAACATCAAGTCAAAGATTTGACTGATTTCTTCATATGTAGGCTTTTTGCGGAATACCAAGCTATTATTGCTCTGTTGGCGCTGACTGTTCCCATGCAGCCACCAATCTTTCTTGGCTAGGGCAAATTCTTTCCACTCGGGCTGGTCGTATTCAAAAAGAGCAATCTCAGCACTTCTACGACTAGAGAGTATAGTCCCAAGCCAATTAACAATGTCGAGAATATCCATCCGAGTAAGAAGGCTATCGGCACGACCATTAAGAATACGGGCAATAGCACTATAAGCCACGCTAATCGCTTCGTCGCCACTACTAATCCATCCATAACCCTTTAGCCTTTCTCCTGCTGGGCGTAATTGACTAAAGTCCAACACCAAGGTTTCTGCCGGGTATTTACCTGCCAATAGTTTTCCAATACTCTTTGCCCAAGCTTCTGCACTATCACCAACTTGAATTGTCCAAGTTTTTGTATCTTGGTCCCAGGTTTCCACATTGTGTTCATTTCCACCCTTTTCAGTTCGTGTGCTGCGAACAGTTTTGATGTTTTTGATGGGTTTTGAAAATCCATTCAGTGTGCCTACAACTGGCTTGAACCCAACACCGCAGCCTTGTAGCAGCAACCACAGTACGTCTACTACGTCGTATACTGTTTCTACACAGGTAAAGCTACAATTGAATTGACTAGCTTCACGAGTCTTAGCAACGTCTGTACCACCCAACCACAACGTGCGGCCACTGGTCAACACCTTGCGATCCAACATCAACTGTTCTAGATCGTACAGTTCTGCATATTCTTGATCGTTTAGTTCGTCACCTTTTGCTCGAAGCCACAGCCATTCTTGGTGATCAATCACTCGTGCAACTGTTTCTTGCCAGGTTTCAAAGTTCAATCCACTGTCGTCGGTAGGACGGTTATAGGTCCTTCGGGTTATTACTTGTGCTCTTGTACTTGGTACCATAATGTTCCTTAATTCTTTCCAGTACTGCCAAATCCGCCAGTACCGCGTTGTGTATCATTCCATTCTTCGTCTGACCAGTCACCCACATCTGGTTTTACCAATAGGATAGGCACTATCACAAGCTGCACAATTCGATCGCCTTGGTAAATAACAGGGTTAAAATTCTGTCCTCCAGTATACATCAGACTGGCCATAATCTCTCCACGATAGTCCGAATCAATCACGCCTACCGAGTTTGTCATTACGATCCCGCTCTTGCTCAGAGAGCTGCGCGGAATCAACATGCCTACATAGCCCTGTGGAATTTTTACACTTACTCCTGTACCTAGCAAAACTCTAATATTGAGAGGCATTTCGCAAGTGGATCTGGCCCGCAAGTCTAATCCAGCATCTGTGGGATTGGCTCTGGTGGGCATGCAATCCGGGTTCTGTAATTTAGTTTTCATAAACATTTTTTAGTGTTTGGTTAATGGTTTCACAATTCGTTGGACCCAGTGCTTCGTCACAAAACTCTAATAGGTCCATTAGTTTATAGTTCAACATCAAGTTGTCAGCACCAAACTCGTTAAGGTTTTGTACATATTTATATCGACTAGCAATCGGCAAATTAGCAATGATATCCCAGGTACTGCCATACTGAGATACCAGAGTTTGCGCCTTTTTCGGACCAATTCCGGCCACACCAGGAATGTTATCACCGGAATCGCCAGTAAGGCACTTGATACTAATGTGATCAGCAGGATTGTACTCATAGTGTTCGTTCCAATTCTCTAATGTAATTTCTTTGCGGGTGACGTAGCTGAACCGCATCACGTCTTCACACACCAACAGGTCCCAGTCCCGGTCTGACGAGATCAACACCACCTTGTTGATATCAAACTTTTTGCGGTGTTTGACAATATAGGCCCCAATGTCGTCAGCCTCACATTTGTCAAAACGAAATAGTGGATACTTTGATGAGTTCTTGTAGTGATCCATTACACGATTGAACTCTGTGAAAAATCTTTCAAACGCAAGCCGTTCTTCTGGGGTTTGTAGATCAAACTTGTCTTTGCGATTTTGTTTGTAGCCAGGATAGATACTCTTGCGATAGCTGCTACTGCCACTGTCGCAAGTCAAGATAACCTTGGCAGCTTTATAGCTTTTGCGAAGGCTGTCTACTGTTCTCACGTAACTGTCTAAGAAGTCAGTATCACCGCTATGCTTCCACCGAAAACCCAGGTTTAGACAGTCTACTATGATTGCCGTGTTGGGTTCCAGCTCTTGTACTTTGTTAAATTCAATACTCATGTTGACTCTGTAGTTAATCTGTTATTATACAGCATACGAGATGGTTATTCAAGACACAAATTTTGGTTTTTCTTGAACAATCCAGTCTTCTAGAATCGTTACATAGAACTCAAAACCGTTGCGACTGACATACAAGAATGGTACGTGTGTTTCTGGTAGGGCCTCAAAAGCACAAAACAACTTACTGCGATCGTGTTTAAAGATGAGCAAGGGCTCGCGGTTTACTTGATCGGCCTGTCGTTTACACTGAGTCCACCACTCAAACAGCTGTGGGTTCTTATCTGTTAAGACCTTACTATTGAGGTGATCCTCTTTGTAGTGTTTGCACTCAACACACCACAGGTTCGTAACGCCTGGCACGTACAGATCGCCTTTTAAAAGATGCTTGGGATCAAGTGCCCCACTGCCTGGTGTGCGCTCCCATACCAAGCCTGTTAGTTGGCGTAATTTGTCTCGGATAACAGTTTCTGCTCTGCTGCCCTTATCTCTGCTGTCAACCATTGTCTATCCTAGAAATGTTATTTTGTTTTATTACTGTAACCTTTTCTAGTAGAGGGTGTTGAAAGCCGTGACTTACTACAAAAGTATTTAGGTACTCCTCTTTGAGCAGTACTTCTACCAGCTTTTCTTTGCCTTCTAAGTCTAGGTTCTCAATGGTTTCGTCCAAGATTAACAGATTGATGCGAGTATTGCTCAAACTCTGCATCAACTTGCGTATGCCCAACAATGCTGCTGCATTAACTCGGGCTCTTTCGCCGCCGCTCAGGGCTAGGATTTCAATGTCCTTGCCTTGATCTGTGATAACTACATTCAGTTTATCACTGCCTGCAATTCTGAAACCCAGCTGGAAACGACCACCACTTAATTCGCCCAAGTACTCGTTAGTGGTAGACTCTAAGTCCTTGACTAAGCATTCGATCTTGTAAGCCACTAGGCCTGTTGAACTAAAGGTTTTTACCAATACTTGTAGGGTAGACAATCTGGCACTGGCTTCTTCTAGTTCTCCTCTGTGTACAACTAGACTGGCTTCCATTTCTTCAAGTTGACTTAAAATAACGTCTACTTTTGCATTGTGAGCAATTGCTTTGCTGTTACTATCCGTAATCTTTTTGATAGTGTCTTTGACTTGCTGTATAGAAGCCTCTGTAGACTTAATAGTCTGTTCCAGAGTTTTCTTATCTAATAGCTCGCTAGTAATATTGTGGTCATACAGAGCGTGGTATTCTTCGTAAAGCTCTTTGGTCTCGTTTAGCTTTTCCCACTCTTTGACCTCAAGCTCTAGGTTACGAATCAGTGCTTCAAGTTCTTGAACTCTGACACTAGCACTAGCCTTGGAAGATCTTTGCTCTTCTAATAGGTCATCTATTTTGTGTTTGTCAATGTCTTGTAGACAAGTAGGACAAACACTGCCCAGCTTACCCATCTTGGAAATAAAACTGTCACAATCTTTGACAGTTTTAGCAAGCTCAATCTTTTCACGAGTATACTCGGGTATTTGACTACCAGGTTTTGCACCGACTGGTTGTAGTACTAAGCTTTCTAACAATTCTTTGTACTTGTTGTTTTGTACAATTGCTTTGTTTTTGGCTTCAATGTCTCTGAGGGTATCACGAACAGTCTGACAGACCTCTTCCAACTCTTTTGGTTGATCCGGTACTGGCTGCACTTCTTGCTTTGTCAAATCAGCAGCTCGGTACTTCTTTAGCCAGTCGTCGCAACTTGCTATCTTTGCATTTGCTGCTGTAACTGCTTTATCAACACCTGTAGCCAAGCCTTTAAACACATCTCCCAACTCTACATATTTTGTTAGGTTCAATAGGTCAATCAAAAACTTTTTACGATTGCCGTCTGTGGCAGTTAAGAACTCCAAACTGGCACTACTACTTTGATACACAATCTGACAAAATGTCTTGTGATCGTAGCCAATAAGCTCTTCGATGGTCTTGTAGGTAGCAGTAGAAGTATGACTGCTAATATCTTCGCCGTCGCATGTCAGTTTAACAGTTTGTGTGGCACCACGTACTGTTTTGATAACATAAGTACTGTCATCTTTGCCAAACTCTAGTTCAATAGAGTAGTTTTTGGCTTTTACATTGCGATTTAAAATGTCAGCTTTCTTGATGCCTTTAGAGTTTTTGTTGTATAACACCTCTTCTAGGATCAGTGCAATACTACTCTTACCATGACCATTGCCACCAACAATCTGAGTCAGTGGGGAACTGTCAAAGTTTATCTCGTTATTTTCACCATAACTGAAGGGATTGCTCCACTTCATCTTTTTGAGAACAATCATTGACCTTCCTTGAAGTACTTGACTAGTTCATTAAATCCACCCACATAGTAGTTACCCACAAATATTTGTGGAACGCTACGAGCATCTGGCACCAATTCTAACAGGTGCTTTTTAGTCCATGGACCAGACGCATCTAGTTTTCTGACTTCTACTGTATAACCTTTTGATTTTAGCAAAGACACTGCATTGTTGCAAGCAAAACAATTTTCTTGACTGTATACAATTGCATTAGTTAATTCTGTGTTCATGGTTTTTTAATTCCTGCAATGCTTTTTGTATTGAGTCTTCATTTAAGTTCAATACATAGCGTAAGTACTCGCACACTTCTTCACTCAGTGTTAGTTCTGGAGATAAAATAAGTGCTGTATCAGTTTCACGTTTGACAATCTTTTTGTCTATGAGGTGGCTGTCTTCTACACCACTCAATTCACTCATGTCGCCTTCTACCTCGTAGACAGTGTGGTGATAGTCTGTGGCAACCATGGCTTCGCCAGCCCTGACTGTTTTACGGATCAGTTGGGGAACTTCTAGTTTCTTCCAAACATGCTCCAAAGTATCAGAATCCACAACAATAACGCCGGTGTCGACAAGACCGCGATGAAAACTAGTGGTAACGGGACTACCAGGGTAAAGAATATTACGCTGGCAATTGTCATAACTGTGAAGATCACCGGCGAGAACCAGACTCCAGCGGTCAAAGATTTCCAGAGGTACTTCGGGTTTAACATGTGGTGGTATCTCTCCTCTTACGTGGGTGCACAGTATACGATTGTGTAGGCTAACAAAAGTATTATCTGGATCTTTTTCCCACTCTTTGAGCTTGTTGTATGGTATAATATCTACTACTCCATTACTCCAGTAGTCGTCTACAACAGTCACCAATTCATTGATCTTGTTGGTAGCGCCTTTGAGATTGGTTAAAAAAGTAGTATTACGTTTGACTGCTTCGTGATTGCCGCTGTAGATGTATGTGGGAATGCTGCAACTGGCTACAAAATCAAAGTAGACTTCTAGTTCTTCCATGGACGGTAGTTTGTCAAATATGTCACCACCCACAATCATGGTATCACACTCTTTTTGAATCTCCCACAGCTGATCCATCAAGACTTCATATCGATTGCGTGCCCATTCAACAGGGACATTTTTCTGGCCAAGCTTAATGTGAATATCTGCTATAAATAGTATCTTCATAACACCTCAGTGAGAAAAGCCCCTAAGAGTTGTAGTTCTTAGGGGCTTTTTAATTAACCTAGTTCTTTGATAGACTCTGGGTCTACACCGTCTTCACCATCACTAGCAGCGCCTGCTACAATCTTTTCGAGAGCGGCTTTTACTTCTTCTGGAGAAGGACGTGGGAACTTTGAATCAATGTTTTCCGCTCCTTCGGCCAAGGCCCTTTCATCTGGTGTCAGTGCACGAACCTTGCACTTCAACACACTTAAATTGTACTCTACATTGAATGGTAGAGGGCCGGTCTTGGTACGCTTGAATACAACATCCCAACCGCTGTCGTAGTCGGTTGGATCGCCCAAATCTTCTGCTGCATTGATGATTTGCTCAAACAGCTTCTTTTTCAGGTTTAGTGCCTTGACCTTGCCGTCTTTGGGATCGATGCAATTGATTGAGTACGCCCAGCTGCACTTCTTGTCAGAGAAGTAGCTCGGTACGTGGTCTACTTCCACATTTGTAAACTTTTCCTTTTCACGATCAAAGGCCAAGCACTCGATAGGAATGTCTTTGTTGTTGGTACCCTTTAGCCAGTACACATATCGTGGTAGGACCCCGCCGATAAGACGAACAGTATTGTCACCGTCTTTGTACTCATAAGCCTCTACAGACTTCTTAACTGCCTTGCCTTTTGTTTCGCCAAATTTTAGAGCCATTGTAAATTTCCTCGTATTTGAATTTGATTAGATTGGTTTCAATAATTAATAATGGATTGTTTTTTATTTTATCTATTAAAAGATCTGGAAAAAATGATCTGTCTAGTGTTATCACACCGTATGTTTTATATAGGAACCAGTCACGACGTCCTGCCAATCGCACGTATTGCGTTCTATAACCAGGGTCAATGTTTTCTAGGTTCAATACTGGATCTGGATTCAGTAAGTAACTGGTGCCTTTTAACGATGTTTTACTAGGTTTATATTTAGATTTAGAGCTAGAGGGGATGCTGCCACGGTGATGATAGGTAAGCAGTGCTAAGAATTTATCGGGGTCACCTGCAGCTTCCCTCTCCAAGACCTCTAAGTTAAAAAATAAAGCCATTATCTGCCTTAAGAAATACTATTATAGCATTTATGATTTATTGTGGCAAGTCAAAATTTATCTTGCCTTACAATCTTTCTACTGTCCAGCCCTTGTCCATGTAAAAACCCAATCGCAGTGCGGCTTGACGTTTTTCTGGTCCACTAGCAAATGCTATGTCTAGTACAATAGGATCTGGTTTGTTTGGGTGCAGTCTCATGACTCGCCCAATTATTTGTTCTAAGCTGATGGGATTGGAGGTAGGTACTGCCAATATAACACAACTCAGTCTGTTAATGGAGATTCCTTCTGAAAAGATTTGACGGCTTCCAGCAACACACATTTTTGTTTCGCTTTCGAGTTCTTCAATGATCTGTTTGCGTTGTTCGTATGTTGTGGAGCCTGTAACAAGCGCGCAAGTTTCTTTTCCAATCTTATTTCTCACTTTCTCCAAAAACTCAGTTCGGTCAGCCACTATTAACACACTGTGTCCATGGCCTATCTGAATTGCTGCCATGGCTGCTACAAAGTTTTGATAGTCCTCACTGTAGAGTAGATCGTTGATCTTTTCTACCCAGGTTCCATCATTTTTTAAGTGCAGTCCTGTGTTTATAATCTTTACCGTTGGGTTCAGTGTATGACTTTGTGGAGGTCTATAAATCTTGTCACCAAAGTAGTCACGAAACACAACGTGTTTGCCATCTGTACGTTCCATTGTACCACTTAAAGCAATACGATATCGGCTATACATACCGTCTATCAATTGCCCAAAAGTTTCAGCGGGCACGTGGTGAGCTTCGTCTAGTATGATAGTACCAAACTCCTTACTCAATACTGCTATGTGCTTGATGACAGTTTGAATGTTGCCGATGACAATAAAGTGGTCTTCAATATCAAAGTCACCACTGCCAATGATTCCAGGCGTCAAGCCGTAAAGACTTTGTACTTCGCCTATCCACTGATCACGCAAAAAGGTATTGTGAGTAATTACCAGCGTTTTTTGACCAAACTTGCGAGCCAAGTGTAGGGCAGTAAATGTTTTACCCCAACCCACTAGTGCGTTTATGAAACAGGTATCCTCGACTTGATCGTACACTGGTTGTTGACTGTCTCGTAGCTGAAACCGTGGATTTGGGAAGGGTACTTCGTGAGTGACCCTTTTATCTACGATTTCATACTCTGGTGGTATCAGGTCCCATCGACCCTGAGGAATACTCACTATGTCTCGTGGCAAGATCTTGTAGTTTTTGATAGTTTCAATCTTCTTGGTTTTGCCCTTTTGACCGGCTCTGGTTTCGATCCGGTATGTAAGGCTATCTATCAACTGCTTTAGGTGTTCGTGGTTTTTCGGTTTTAAGTATATTCGATTGCTAACAATTGCTTTTGGTTTTTCTGCTGTCATACCATTCTTACTGTGTCGGTCAGTTTGTCTGGATACAGTCCGTATAACAAGTACCCTGTACCCACCAATAACAATCCGGCATATTTACAGTCTTGGTTTGGCGCGTGCAAAACTTTGAATCTGGTTCCAATGCCCTGCACTTCTACAATGGCACCGCCTGTTTTGATAGGAATGATCTGACTGATACTTTTAAACACAAGAGGTACCCTTTTGGTCTTACGGTACTCAAAAACGTATCCGTTGCTGTCAATAAACCAAGTGCCGCCTTTGCTCAATTTGATCATGTCGCCCAAAAAGAACACTGCATGTCTCAGCTTTGCCAAGGCCACGCCACTGTTCTTCAATTGCAGCCTTCTCATGGCAAGACTGTTGCCTGGTGTACCGGTATCGTCAACTACTAGGGTCTTGGTTTCTACCTCACCATCTTTGTGGTGTGTTTCGTAGTGGTAATACCAACGTGTGCCTTCACGATTGGGCTTGTCATGACCCAAGTGATAGATTGGAAACTGAATCTGATTAAGCATTTTTAACAAGAATTCCGTTTTCTAGTGTGTAGTGTTCTTCGAACTTGTCAAAGCTGTAGTCTTGGCCCACATCTTGATCTACGCCAATAGGTGATCCCAGGATGCTGCAGCCGCGGTCTTTTTGTGTGTTAAGTTTCAAGATTTCACAGTAAGTTTCTACGTGTTCGTCTTTTACCAGTGCTACAATGCTGTCGTGTACCAACATAAAGATTTTAGCGTCTAAGTTGATGTTATTGCAAAAGTCCTGAGTATCCATAGCACCCAACAAGTTTATGTCACTGCACAGGCTTTGTACTTCTGCGTTAATACCGCTACGTACTTCATGCGCTGCAATGCCTTTGTCCGCGGAGAATACGTTTGGTAAACGCCGTTTACGGCCAAAGAAACTATAGGTATACCCATTAGTCTCAATGAATGTCTTTCTGTTATCCAGCCAAGCCTTGAGCTTCTTAAACCTAGTAAAATACTGGCTAATGTCGTCTTTTGCCTGACTGATAGGGTAGGGTTCTCCAGTCGCTTTCGATACTGACTGGCTAACTTTCGCTGGGCCCGAACCGTATAAAATCCCAAACGAGATTGCTTTAGCACTTTGCCGCATGGAACCATACTGTTTTTTAACATCTTCTACCTCACATGGCAGGTTGAATACCATCTTTGCGATTGAACTGTGAAAGTCTCCGCCGCTAGAGAACACACTTTGCAGGTTCTTATCACCACTCAACACAGCGGCATAGTACATTTCACCTGTTTGCAAGTCTTGACTTACAATCTTGTAACCAGTTGGAGCGACAATACATCCTTTAATGATAGGATCGTCTCGTGGAATTTGCTGAGCATTAAATTTACCACTGCTAGATAAACGCCCGCTTGTGGTAAAGATAAGATTAAAATTGGTACGAATTCGGCTATCACGATCTAACTCCGGTAATATTTTGCTAACATAGCTTGACTGAATCTTAGCAAGCTGACGAACTGAGAGGATCTGGGCAGGAAGGGGATGCTCTTCACTGAGTTCCTCAAGTACTTCGGCATCCGTTGATAGTGCCCCCGTTTTGGTGAGTTTGCCTGTTGGAGTAAGTCCCACATAGTCAAATAACACTGTTCTAAGCTGTTGGACCGAGTTGGGATTGAATATCTTGCCACTATCTTTCTCGAATGCTTTAACTTCCTCAAAACTATAAACTTTTTCCTTTGCCTCCAATATCCACTTGTCTAGGTAGTTACCAGCAGCCTCCAATCGTGGCTTGCTCATGGGAATACCCACCTCTTCCATGTCCATCAAGAACAAAGTACCGCGGATCAACAGATTTTGGTACACCCAAGTCAGTTTGGGATTCTTTTGGATCAACGGATGGAACTTTTCGTACAATTCTAGGGTCACAGCAGTGTCGATTGAGGCATACTTGCTGATCACATCAAAGGGAATGAGGTCGTAAGTAAAGTCTTCTTCTAGCAGGCCCTGCTGCTTGCAGTAACTCTTCTTGAAGTCGTCTAGTTCACTGTCGTAATCGCCGTAGTCGGTGTACTTTAGGGCCAGCTGCTTCAAACCATGACTGTCAGTCTCGTCCAATACATAGTGCATAACCATAGTGTCGTGCACTTTGGCTCTGTTGAAGTTGATGCCTAGATGGTAATAGATCATCTTGTAGTCAAACTTCATGTTGTGAAACACAATGCTGTACTTGCTAACGATTTTGTTGATCAAGTCCAGGTGCCGGACGTCTAAAACATCTGTCAAGATATATCGACCCTGTTTCTTTTTGTAGCTCAGGCTCAAACCCAACACATACCCATCTCGTGGATACAGTGCAGTTGTTTCCGTGTCTAGTGCAACCACATCTACGGCATTGTCGAACACTTCTTGTAGGTACTCCAATGCTTCTTCAGAGTCGTTGATGCCCTTGAAGTCGCCTGTTTGGCTACTATTCTTGACGTTGCCTGCTGCATACTGCTTGATCTTGTCTGCTGCACGCTCAAAATCGGGTTTGCCCTCTGGCTTAAAAATCAACATGGCTGGGTTGGTAATACACACCCACTTGTCATCAATCAACAATCCAGCATAGTTGGTAACACTGCTGACTTTGGCATACTCTTTTGCAGCCTCTGAGCCTACCAAGATCACTAGGTCAAACGGATCTAACAGACTCCGATCCAAGTCCACATCTTTTTTCAGCAACTTTTGAATTGGTACTGAACTCATGTGAAAAACCTCAAACTCAAAGTCAAAGTACTTTGAGTAGTCATTACGACTAGGTGCTTTATCAACTATTGCTATCTTTTTCACTTATGTATTCCTTGATGCTGTCCACATACTCTTGGCTCAACTCACCTGGGTCACTGTCGTCTTCTAACATAATCTTTTCAGTTATGTACCCACACTCTTGCAACACAGGTTCCAGTTTGTTCATGGCATCCTGTCCTGCTTTATCGCCATCGTACATGAGATATAATTTTACTATGCCCTGAGCTTTCAAACCCAACAGTTTAAGCTCTGGTTCTTTGAATAAGGTGTTTGTTCCAAAGGTACAGCACACGTTATGCAACCCCTTGTCGTACAGGTTCAGCATGTCAAATATGCCTTCTACTAACACTGCACTGGTATAGCGTTCGGGAAACACCTCTGGATAGATGGGCATTGTAACACCACGAGGATGGTTCAAGTAACGCGGATTGCCATCACTCATCATGTGACGGCCCACGTAAACCATGGTCTTGCCACGAATGTCTTTGATAGGAAACCAAATTCTGTCGGTTAATTCACTGCTACTGTTTACGTAAAAGGCATCGAACTCTTTTAAGGTTTTAACACTGATACCTCGAAAAGGCTTTGTCATTGGAACAGAGGCCTCTGGAAACTCCACTCCGTTGAAGTTTAGGTTTAACTCTTTTAACTTTTCTTTTAGTTTGGCCACTTTGATACTAGTAAAATTACCTACTACGCCAAAGTGTTTGAATATGTTTGTTTTAAATCCACAACTAAAACAGTGACTGACTCCAGTGACGCGATCTACTCTGAAACTGGGATTGCTGTCGTCATGCTCAGGATTGAGGCAGCGAATAAGGTAATCCCTGCCACTCACTGTGAAACTGATGTTTTGTTTATTTAGTAGGTCTAGTACGTGGTCCGTCATATCTGCGTTTTTCCCAGTTGTATCCTGCTTCAGCCCGTTTAAGTACGCGTTCCAACTTTAGTTTAATGCCTACAAGTTCTTTGTACTCTCTCAATGAGCCAACGTAGTTTGCAAGACTAAACTTACCTAGAATTATACTCATTAACTCATTGGCTTCTTTTAAGTTTTTTAGTTGCTTTTCTTTGTAGTTCATATGTTCCAAGGAATATCACTGTCGCTGTCGTCTTGCTTTGCTGCTTGTTTCTTTTTCGAAGCTCTCTTAACGGTTTCTTTTTTCTCAGGGGCTTCAATCTCATGAGGGCTGATGCGCAGACTATCCCAGTTGATTGGTGATGTAAAAGTCATTTCACGACCGCCACGAATCTTTGTGGTAGAGAAGGTGAGTGCACCCTTCTCCTTTTCATGGGCTTCCATTACCAGGGCAATGTCAGCAGCATCAAGAATGCCCTTGGCAAACCGTGCCTCACCACTTGCATCAATCTGATAAGGGCTAACCATAACAAGATCGTATTTTCTGCCCAATTCTTTCAACTTTTTAGAGATTACAATCTGTGGCTGCCAATCAAACTGGCTGGCTCCTTCAACTACAATCTGGTTCAAGTAGTCTACTACTGCCACTGTAAACTTGTCACCAAACTTGGCTTTCAACTTGCCAAGATGTAAGTCTAGACTGGTCAGGGTCAGTGCACGATCATCAATGATAATCATTTGATTGTCAGGCTTCAATCGCTTTTCACGTACTAAAGCCTGCTCAAATTTGATCTTGTCTCGGTGAGCTTTGAAGGCTTCTACCAGGTCATCACTGTCTTGAAACATACCAGCTCTGGCTTTGACAACCTTTAACAGTTCGTCTTCTGTTAAACGATTTTGTTTCAAGTTTTGATGGCTCACATCAGCCAAGATGCTCAAGTTACGTTCGAGCACCTCGTGTGCAATCATTTCAATGCTGAAGATAACACTTGTATTACCAGACTCGTACTGGTTAACAGCAATATTGCTACTGCAAATAGATTTGCCGCTACCTCGCTTACCCCCGATGAGGACAAGTTCTTGTCTAGCCACGCCAGCAAGAGTAGCATCGAAAGTATTGTTAAAACCAAGGTGTATACGATCACGCGCTAATTCCTCTGCATTCTTGAACAGCATAATGTCTGCCATGTTGTAGACGCCCTCTGTGGTGAGAGTCTTGTCATCCAACGTCAACACCATTGCAGCCAGGTTTTCCTTGATTTCCTGTGTGTCGTAGACTGGCAGTTTGTCTATAAACTTATCTAGTAGTTTGATTGTTTCGTTCTGCGTGTATTGGTCTATTAAGGCATTTAAGGCTACTTCAGAACTAATGTCAGGATTGTCGGCCAACTTCAGTGTGGCCAACGTTCTGAGAGCAGGACCCTCTCGTAGTGTGAGTTCTAGCTCATCAAAAGAAGGAATTGCACTGTAATTATCGTAGTACTTCTTAACTGCGCTATACAGACTTGAAAAAGCTGGATCCAGAAAGACGAGCTTTAACCTGGACCAAATGTCCAAGCTCCTTTCTGTCAACAACTTGTTTAAGACAATAGCACTACAATCCATTATACTACTCGAGATTCGTTATCGATAATTACTTGATCAATTATTTCTTCTACTTTATACAATACGTCGCTGCGAAGCTTTTTAATGTCTTGCTGATAGTTGTCGCCACTATCATACAACAAACTCAACTGTTCATGTGTAGTCAACTGTTGCAGTCCAAAGTAAATCATGTCGTACGCCATTGTACTCTCAGGCGTTACTTCTACTTTGCAAGCCTTGCCATAGTTATGCGTTGCTTGGCGCACCACTTCTTCAACGGTCAGGCTGTCGTTATCATGATATGTTATTGTTACCTTCATGATTCTCCAGTGCAAAAAGGGATAGAGTTTTTAGTCTCTATCCCTTGTATATAAAACTGCTGTGTTTAAGCAGCTACGGCCTTGGCTTCAGCCTTGGCCTTCTTTGCTTGACCGTCATAGTCAGCAACCTTGATGCCACGACGGGTTAGGAGCGTCTTGATGCCACGCTCTGTCTTGTCTGCTGCGGCTGCGATTTCTGCAACAGTCATGGTAACAACCTTGTCACCCAGAGCACTCACGGGATCAACCGTGTTCTGTGCATGGCTTTCACGCTGAGCAGGGATCTTTTCGATCTGACCGTTGCGTGTCAGGCTCAGTGCCTTGCCACGTACGCTTGCAATGCTCTTGTTCAATGCGACAGCAATGTCTTCAATGAACTTGCCAGCCTGTACCATAGTCACAAACTTGGTTTCTTCGGCCTCACTATAAGTGCGGGCAGCTTCTACCTTTTCAGCAGGCTTGACTGAACCTGTTAGTTCTAGGGCTAGCAACTTGCCCTGAATTTGCTTGGCAGTGAACTTGCCATCAGCAAAACGCTCTGCGATTTCCTTGTAGGTCAGGGCACCTGCCTTGCGAGCAACAAATTCCTTCAATGAGGCTGTTTCGCCTTCAGTAAATGCACTGGTCTTTTCCTTGGCCATGGAAGCTACTTCGCGGTCAAGTTGACGTAGCTTGCTTGCCACTGAACGAGTACTGAACTCTAGTTCGGCAGCGGCTTGTTCTACCTTGGCTACGCTAACTGGGCTGGCCGTACCTACAATGCTTAGTAGACGCGCAACAGCCTCATCTGACCACTTCTTTGCTTTTTCTGTCATGTTTATGCTTTCTTTAAAAATTGAGTTAAATTGTCAACGATTGTTATACCGTATTGTTCTGCTTTTTTACGCTTAGAACTGTTGTCATTAGCTTCGTCTACCAAGTAACTCAGTGCTTTTGTAACACTGTCAACTACTCGGTACCCGGCTGTGACCAGTGCTTCACTGGCCTCACTCTTGGTCTTAAACGAAGTCAATTTACCTGTGATACAAACAGTTGGTCCGCTTGTACTGTGGGTAACTTGAACATTGGAACGGAAAGAGAACGGTAAAAACTCCTTCAATTCCTTGTATTCTGTTTCTAGCCAATCCATCAAATTGGTTGTGGCCTTGTCTCCCAATCCTGCTTGTTTACACTTTTCGTGGTCGATTTCGTCAATGTGGGTCACAACACCAGCAATCTTGTTGCTGGCTGTGGTTCCAATCAGTGGAATGGAAAAACTACTCAACACTGTTGCCAAGTCAGCAACTCTGGCTTTATCAATCTCACCCAATAGTTTGATGGCCACCTTTGTGCTGCCCAGTGCCTCGACCAATTGATCTTGTTCTAGGTAAAAGATTTCTGTCAAGTCGCTCAACTGAAGCTTCTCCACAGTTTTAGGGCCAAAACCCTTGATGCCCAGTGTCTTACAAAAGTGTTCTACTTTTGAGTATAACTGAGCACTGCAACCAACATTGCGACAAAACAGTTGGTCGTTGACTTGTTGGAGTGTGTAGTCACAGCAGGGGCAGTTGGTTGGAATGAGGATCTTCATGGCTTTTTAACTATTTAGAACAGTAATTATAGCTTGTTTGATAGCTGTATGCAAGACAAAATTTGTTGTGCCCCAAGGCCTAAAATACACTTGACCTACTCTACCTTGTAGACAATTTCAGGAATGATTTCACCTGCCCTACGAATCGCCACTCGGTCACCGATGTGTAAGTCTAGGGCTCGGATAAATCCTGGATTGTTTAAAGTGGCACGGCTTACCATGGCATCACCTACTAACACTGGCTCCAGTATTGCGACAGGAGTTACCTTGCCAGTCTTGCCCACACCCCACTCTACATCCAGTAGCACAGTTTCAACGCACTCACCACGAGTCTTTTTGGCATACGCTCCACGAGGATGTTTTGCAGTATAGCCCAAACCTTCAAAAGTCTGATTGCTGTCTACACGAAATACGACCCCGTCTGTGGGATAGATGTGGTGTAAGTTGTCGTCAAATACGGTGTTGAAACCCCAGCTCTTCAAACACTTCAAGTCCCAGGTATAGCTTGGTGTCAGGGCTGGAGTGCATTGATAAGCAAAGAACTCCACACTGCGGGTGGAGAACTCCTCCAATGAACCCAGGTTGAGAGCACCTGCTGCATAGTTGCGGCTGTTTTCCACATGGGCTGGGGCACACACTTCACCTGTGACCTGAAGCACCCCACTCTGGTCGATGGTCTTGGGCACAAGTCGGGCCAGTTTGGGTGTAACATCACGCCCCTCTTTGCCATCCCCTCGGGTCAGTGCACGCACAAACACTCCGTCTACATACAGAAGGGACACAGCCGCGCCGTCCAGTTTGGGAGTCATTACCACATTGGTATAGTGTTCAAACAGTGGGTTAGGGCGGTCTTCGTCTTCGTACCACTTTTGCAGTGAGTACATGGGGTACAAGTGCCGTTGTACATCGCCATGCTGAGCAGCGCCTACTTTGTTGTAGCCACAGCTTTCAGCAAGATTGTCAAACTGTTCGTCTGAAATAATAGGTGTACCATTGTAGTAGTGACGACTGGCATTGTCTAAAAACTCTGTTAGATTGTTCATAGTTCTATTGTAGTGGGTTTGGGCTGTGACTTCAAGTGAGAAATTTTGTTTTCCAAGTGTTGGATAATACTGTCAGCGCCCTCTGCTTGACTACACAGCTCCAACAACCCATCTAGTACAGCATAAGTATTTTGAATTGTAGCAGGAATGGATGCACCCTCTTTGGTTGCAATCCACTCACCCTCATAGCTCAAAAAGTACTTTCGTAGGTGTAGGTACTCTACTTCACGAAAACTGCTGACCGTTAAGCGATACTGGTATCCCTTTTCCATGTTTTCATAGATTAACTTCTCATAAACATCCATGCTATACCTTTACACCCAGTTCTGTCAAGTGCTTTAGTGATGCCAGTTCGCTAGCAGGTTGATAGGCATAGCACATCCATTTTTCGCTCAGCAACCACAGTCTGTATACGCGCTCTTCTGGGTGAGGAAACTCGCCTTCCACCACAGCCATGCTGTCATAGCGTGCACTGTAGACTCGTTCACCCATGTCAAACTTTGTACGAACTGCGCCTTCTGGAATCAGTTCGGGTTTGAAGTAGTCGTGTGATCTGCTACGGATTGGCACTTCGTACCGGTCTAACACCTGTTTTACAAAAGTGTTAGGCCGGTGGATACTGTTGCTCAAACTGTCGATTGTGTCGCCTTCCAAGTAACCACTGATAATATAGCTGATCTCTTCCGATGTGGCGGGTGTTCCGCGCTTTTCTTGACGGTAGCGACGATCACGCGCCTTCTTTTCTTTGTGCTTTTCGATGAGATTGCCCAACCGGGTGGTATTGTAGGCAATGTTTAAGATCGAGCACGCCTCTTTTTTGGTGATTGGCTTTTCGGCCTCCAACAGTGCAATAACTTTGTCTAGGTTGGAGGGATCCAGCTTTTCATCATCACCGTTTTTAGTCTTTTTAGAGGGCACGATCCATCACCTTTCTTTCACCGTTTTCATCAAAACCACACAATACCTGGGGAACGTCACTCCAGTCGGTCCAGGTATGCTCTGTTACCCAACCCGGGTTACCATCAGCGCCCATTGTGGACCGGACTTCGCGTTCACGAACTCTGTACTGCAACACACGGTGGCCACTTCCAAAAACCAGCCAGCGAAGTTCAATCATAAATCCTCCAATAACGACTAAAGGCGGCCTGAGCCGCCTTTTAATTAACCAGAGATAACGCCGGTCAGATAGACAGCGGCCTTGCCGGTCAGCTTGTCTAGAATTTCATCGTCTACGGTACCACCCTTGGCAGCAATAGCAGCCTTCAGTGCAGCGATGCTGCTCTCCTTCGAGACACGCTTAGTGCCCTCTGAGCCACCGCTTGGCTTCTTGGTATCGCCACCACTGGCTGCTTCCTTTTTTACATAGACGCCTGCTTGTACCAACACCATACGTACGCCGTTGGGGCTTTGTTCAAAAGTTTCTGCAATATCTTTGATGATTTCGGTACTGGTCTCAGGAGTGGGTTCTGCATCCTTGTATGCCTTGATTACTTGAGCCTTGGTTTCGTCGGTCCATGCCATGATTGTTTTCCTTTAGTGATAAGATTTAGTTGATTTAGGGGAGTAGCCACACTGCAAGAGTTCTTCTTCCAGCAGTTTGTCGTACAGGGCTTCGTAACATGCCACAAGCGTGTACAGTGTGTCTGTAGGCACAACACTAGGCGGCAGGTCTTCTGGATTCAGTTTGTCACTGCACAGTTCTTCAATCTTTTCCTTGACTTGTAGGCTCTGTTGAAGCGTTTGAAATAACAGTTTGTTATCCCACACTCTGAACTTGCGGTGTGATTTTGAATTCATTGACATTATTATAAGTCTTTGGGTTGTGTTGTTCAAATGCAAAATTTTTGACCATATTTCAACACACTATTGGCGTGATAAGATAAGAGCCATCTCGTTTAAAGGTTGCTATTACTGAGCAAACCTCCATTAATGCGCTGAAATATGGTGCCCCCACCTGGAATCGAACTAGGAATTAATGCTTACAAGGCAATCGTTATAGCCATTTAACTATAGGGGCAAGTGGCACGACAGCCCATCCTGTTTTCGTCGTGCGCAGAGGCGGGTTCCTTTCGGGGGTGTACAGGCCCGCCAATACAAGCACTAGCCGGTTGAATGCAGCCGACCAGTCTTCTTTATCAGTGAAGTGCTAGTATTTTATAAACACACCGGGGACCACGGTGCGCACCGTACGGCCTGACCCGCGGAAGGTGTCTCGAGAATACTCCGCATATATGTATTAAGTGGCGGTGTGTTTATAAAATGCCACATGATTTGTAACAAGGACATGTGGCCAAACCTTGGCTCAGCTAGTTTTTTAGGCTGCTAGAGCGTAAACGCTGTCGTTTGCATTTAAGTTTTTTGCTGTTTCGGATTGAGAAACCCCAACCCTACGGCTGTCGCATTGCCGAGTTGCCGTCTTCACTATCTCACGCTGTCGAAACCACGTCCGGCCCATTAGAAAGTAGTTTGACAGAAGATCGCCCCAATTGGCTGCTGGCCGCTTCTGATTAGGGCTGCCACACCCGTGAACTAACAAACTACTTTCTGGTGGACCGGGGCGGGAATGATCCGCCGTCCAACATGCCTTCGATCTGACAGAATTACAACCATATTCTACTACAATCGGGACTCGAACCCGTATGCGACCCGTTCTTCCTGGCCTGTCTACTCTGTATCCGGATTTAGGAGTAAACTATCGGTGTTCCAGTGTAGTCGGCTAAGTAGTGGTACTAGATTTCTTCGGTGACAACACCATCCATCTTGTCTTCAAAAAACTGACGGTACCGGTGGTTCAGATCGTACTGACGTTGCAGTGCTTCAACCTGTGCCAGGAATGTAGAACGGGCTGCTTCATAGGCCAGTGCAAAATTCACCACGGCCTCATCGTCTTGTTCGGTAACGTCGATGCCACTCAGTTTGGTAGTGGGCTCTTGAACCACCAATACTTGGCGGTTACTGATCTTGCCCTTCAGGTCTGTGTATACAAATGTTTTCAGTTTCATGGGGTTTTACCGTTTGAGAACAACTATTATAGCCCAAAAGCTAGGGTGTTTCAAGCCAAAATTTTATTGAGTCTTTTCCAAGTTGACAGCAAGTGCAGACCTAAAACGGGCACCCATGCTGGGTACTACACATGAGGAGATGATCAGTGGAGCGATTAATACACTCATCAAGAAAAAGGTCACTACACTGATCCTCCAGTGGGTCACCACCATCAACTCAGGGTGTGTGATTCTTAAACTGCTAATCACAGGCCAAAACAGTTCATATACTGCAACCAATCCTGTGGTGACTGCACATAGGAGATAGAAACTTAGTACTGTCATTGAACCCACCTTGCACGTGCACCAAAGCTAAACATGATCTTTTCATTGGTGTTAGGTGGTCGTTCCTTGCTGTACGGTCCAGGTGATAACAGTGCTGCTGCCTGAGTCTTCTCATTGTTGGAAAACATGTCCATGTCTACCCTGCCACAGAACCTCTTGAACAGCACGGCTTGACGAATCATACTGTGCGTCCAAAATGGTGTTGTGGGGGTACGTCGACGGTATGCTACATTGCTGATGGCCTTGGCCAGTTGTTCGTTGTTGGGGTGGTCTTTCAGTGCCCTCTTCAAACGCTTGATACGATTGCGCTCCCAGACTCGAGATGTTTTGTAGTTTGCTGACTGAGAAACCTTGCTGTTGCCGCCACTCTTATTTGCCATATTTTGTAAATACCTCGTAGTATGTTATTTTGTTTTCTTTGTGTTCTAAAATCTTGATCAATCCCAACTCTTCCAAGAACCCCATGCAAGTTACCACTTCCTCTGGGCTTTCACAGACGACGCCACCCATAAAGAGGTAATCTTTGATATGGTTTACCACTTCTAGGGTCAGATAGTTTCCAGATAGGGGTTTTAAGTAGTCAAGTATTAGACCCAGTGGATTGAAGTTGTTCTGATAGATTTTCATTGTGTAACACATCCTTCAGAGCCGGAAACTCGCCTAACAAGATGTCTAAGCAGGCCTGGGCTACTTCACGGTGCTCTTTTTGGGTACCCATATCTGTTCTCAACATGCAGTAGTGAATCCAGCTGCGTACACTTCCGGCCATATATAGACGGCTATGTGTTAAACCTTCTGGCAACACAGCACGGGCCTGTTCTTTTGCAATACCGTTGGTCAAGGCCCAGGTATACGCTCGTTTTACTACTCGTAACACGTCTTGTTGTTGGGCTTCCCAGACTTCCACTAGCTCTTTGTCGTCTGTCTCCAAACTGGCCTGACGATTCTTGAGGTCCTGCATTCGTGCTTCACGGATTTCAAAACCCAAGTCGTCTGCACGGGCATATCGCTGGCTGAATTCTTGGAAAGAGAAGCTGCGATGACGTAATATCTGTCGTGCAATATCACGGGTAGTGTTGATCTCCACTACCATGTGAGCCATTTCAAAGGGGCTCCAGTGTTGGTTTTTCACCAAGTATTTAAGCAGCTTTGGCGCGGTCTCTGTGTTGAGCTGGTTACTGGGATTGCTAACACGTGCAATATAGGCCAACATGTCGTTGACAGTTGGAACTTCTGGAATCTTGCTTTCTGTGACTCCTACTAATCTTACAGCGTTCAACGGCGGTCTTCCTTTTGAAAGAAATCGAGTACTTGGTCTAGTTCATTGTAAGTACGTTCATGAATGTTATCACACTCTTGTATCATCTTATGCATCTTTTTAGCTGCAAACAACACCATATCTGCTTCGTGCGCATTGTCCAGTGCAAGTGGAAAGTGTCGACCACAGGTGTCATAAAAGCACACTTGGTCTTCGTCTAGTACGGCACGGTACCAGTAGTGTTGTCCGTTATGTTCAAATGTTTCACTGGGATCAACGTTGTTATATTCGTTGAAGTCTACGGGGCCAAAAAATAGTTCCATTACTTTCTTTCGTGGTTAAAATTAAAAACGCAAAAAGCCACAGCAGATTCTGCTGTGGCTCATGTTGGTACCCCCGGCCGGACTCGAACCGGCACGCACATAGTCGGCGAGGGATTTTAAGTCCCTTGTGTCTACCAATTCCACCACAGGGGCGTACATCAGGCAATGACGTCGTGATAGAACATACACAGCAAATTGCCTACAATGGTATCATCATGACCATAACGAACAGGAACCATGACGGTATTTCCATTGACAAAACGATCTACTGCTAGTTCTGCACCAATCTTCTTGTTGAAGCTGTCTTTGGGTGAGCAATATGCCAGAGCAACCTCTACCATACGAGTGTTACGCCAGTTGCTGCACTTGCGATAAGCAATTGTAACACCGCCACGATTGTCGTGACGATTATAACCATGACAAATTCGAAGGTCTAAATCTTCTATGTCGTCTAGGTAGGTGTTGGTATACATAGGGGTTGGATTGATTGGAAAAGGCCAGGCTTGTTGTGCCTTGGGAAAGTCAATCTTGTTACGGGTGTTTGTTTGGTAAATTATCATGGTGATGTTGTGGTTAGTTGGCGGCCTCAAGGGGAATCGAACCCCTGCCATCGCCGTGACAGGGCGACATTCTTGCCGTTAAACTATGAAGCCGACTTATTCCAAGCTGCTTGGATTTGTTCATAGACTTGTTCAAACTGTTGTAGAGTACAGCCAGTACTTTTCATTACAAAAGTTCGAAGTTGTTCGCCTACCATGTTTAGGTCCAATGCAGTCACGATTGTTTTGAAGACAAAGTATTCATTATCCATATATTATAGTCCAAATAACACAACACTTCAAGTCAAAAATTAAATTGGTCCACTCTCTTGGAATCGAACCAAGTCCCCTGGATTTTCAGTCCAGTGTACGCACCAGCTATACCAAAAGTGGTTGGTAGGATGTGACGGACTCGAACCGCCGACAGTCGTCTTGTAAGGGCGATGTTCTACCACTGAACTAACATCCTATGGAGCGGGCAGGGAGAGTCGAACTCCGCGTTCTTCAGCTTGGAAGGCTGTTGGTGGCCCCTTCACCTTGTCTGCCCGCAAGTACCTCTTCAACCTCAACAAAGTTGTGGTCGTCAAAACTCCACAACAGGTAGCTTTGTGGAGTGTCATCAAAAATCTTTATTACGTCCATATTAAATCCTTAGGGGTGACCTACGAGACTCGAACTCGTACCCCCACAGTCACAATGTGAGGTGCTGACCATTACACCAAGGTCACGCCTAAGGATTTGGAGCCACCGGAGAGACTCGAACTCCCGACCACTACGTTCGTAGCGTAATGCTCTTCCACTGAGCTACGGTGACCTGGAAACCCCTCAGAGAATCGAACTCTGGTGTTCAGATTTGCAATCTGCTGCCTAACCTCTTGGCTAAGGGGTTATTAGAATGTTACTTCTTACATAATTTTCTTTGTGGCGGAAGTGGAGAGAGTCGAACTCCCAAGGCTGTTTCCAACTCGGCTGTTTTCAAGACAGTTTTCGTCGCCAATCGATTTGCACTTCCCTTTGGGTTCCGATTACGGACTCGAACCGCAACTTCAAGGTTTTGGAGACCTGACGACTAGCCATTGTCTTAATCGGAAGCTGTATTTGGCAGTGACATTTTCATCAAAAAATTTTTTTGATGAAGTTTGTTATTGTGTACTGCTTATACTAATCTTAGCTGCTTCTGGGGTTGCTACGATAGGGGCGTCGTGCGCGCAGGTTCTAAAAAACCTTCCATCATAGGCAATAACTGGTTGTCCACATTCATAACAAATAAATAGTGGATTTTCCATTTGTTTATTGTTAGCCTCTTGAGCCTGTGAAGTAATCATTTTGAAGCAGCCCTTACAGGCTCCGTGGCCAGAAAAAATTTGTTCATACTATTACCCTTTGTTACTTAAAAAATTTGGCAGTGAGTGAGGGATTCGAACCCTCGGACCCTGTTTCCAGAATCTCTTTCTTAGCAGGAAAGTGATTTAAACCGCTCATCCAACTCACTGTGGTGGTTAAGGCTGGATTCGAACCAACGACCCCGACCGTATGAAGGTCTTGCACTACCGCTGTGCTACATAACCAGATTGTTTGGCTCCACAGGCAGGGATCGAACCTACGACCAATTGATTAACAGTCAACTGCACTACCGCTGTGCTACTGTGGAAATGTATTCTTTAATCTTCGTCTTCGTCTTCCATACCCTGATGGTACTTGGCAGCTTTGACAATGTCTTCTGTTACGGTATCATAGTCCTCATTGTAGATAAAACTAACGATTTGTGCCATGTCCTCTGCCCAAGAGATAAACTGCGTGGGCTTGTCAAGGGTAGGAGACATTTCCCCAAGATGTTCAATTGTCCGCTCATAGCTCTTTGTGTAGTACATTTAACTATTTCCTTTTAGGTGTGTTCAACTATTTCGATACCAGCCGATCTAATGGCACTACTACACACTACACACGGCCGAGCCGTGGCCGGGGAACCGTCTTCCAAAAACCGAAATATCTTCATTGAATGCGCCTTACTCAAGTCACGGCACAGTGAGATTGCATGAATCTCTGCATGAAGAAACACACGGTGGGGTTCCCCGGCCAGTTTAGCGTGGGCTGCTTGAAGTGGGTGAGTTTTGATGTAACTGTTCTTACCCACACTCATCACTCTACCACGCTTGTCATAAATTATTGCAGTGATGTTGTATCGTTTCGTCATCTAATCATTATACGGCTTTGGCTGTGACTTTTCAATATAAGTTTTTTCACAGTCTTCGAGTGGTTCTTGAAAGTACTCAGCCTTCATGACCACACTCTTGTATTCTCGTGCATGTATAGCGCGCTCTGCCGCTTCACAGCTGGAGAGGTTGTCAAAAACACAACGCCCACGTTCACCGTACTTGTATTTGTTATTATTGCACTTGTAGCATGGCATACTATCTCCTACAGTTGACTCATATAAAAGTTGTGGACTGCTTGTTCACTATCCTGAACACCTAAGTGGGCGGCAAAAGCCTTCAAGAGGTCGCGTTCCTGATCCATATCAAAGATTGAATTGTGTAGGGCCAGGTATCCAGCCATCTGTGCCTGTGCATAGCTTTCAGGACCAAAACCAAATACGTCATATAGTACGTATCGGTAGGTGCCACGTTCTTCAATCTCGCCACGGTGGATGCGACGCACGACCGCACAGAAGGCCTTCAACTGATCTTCTTTAGTGAGTGAGTTCCAGTAGGACTCCTGCTCGTGTTCAATAGCACTCATGTCTTGGTTAAATATGTCACTGATTTCGTACAATGCTTTTCCTAATTCTTGCTGTTCCATGATTTTCCTTGTTTGGTAGGCTGTGTTGGGCTCGAACCAACGACTAACCGATTATGAGTCGGCTACTCTGACCAACTGAGTTAACAGCCCGGTTTTGGTAGAAGGGGTGGGAATCGAACCCACATTACTCCGCCTTATCTAGACGGTGCTCTACGAGTGTATAAGGCTCGCCCTTAGGCCAATATTAGCAACCCTTCCATAAGTTACCACACGTTAAAATGATCTTCTGCGTTACAGCGCAATCTCCCACTTGTACAGGGCGATACATTTGTGTGGTAACTTATAGAGAGTAGATACTACTACATGCTGGTTACACTGTCCAGTCAATACCGTTACGCTAGTGAAGCATCCTAGTCACCAATAGTAGCTTTATAGGTTCAGTGGATTGGTTACCACACTCTACTCAAAATTGGTTGCCAGTGCTTGAATCGAACAAGCAATAAGCGCTTATCAAGCGCCCGTTATAACCATTTAACTAACCGGCAATGGCAGGGGATGATGGATTCGAACCACCGAATGCCTGAATCAAAATCAGGTGCCTTACCGCTTGGCGAATCCCCTACAATACTCGTACACTATCTACACGATTCCAACAAATCCACACTGAGCTGTAGCCAAATCGCAAACTGTTGGAGTCCCGAACGCTGCAATACGGTCCGTTGATGACCTTGAAGTCACGACCTGCCATCCATTCGTTCACAGCATCTTCTGAACTCAGATAAACCCTGCCATACGCAGGAATCAATTCTAGAGGACCACTAACTTGTGCAATTGCTTCCATTTTTTTTCCTTGAAAGTACTACCAAATATTATCACACCAGAAGAGGCGACCCTGTGGCCACAAGTTCCGGCTTATCTCTGGTGTGATAATGTTTGGTACGGGCGGCGGGGTTCGAACCCACGACCAACGGATTAAAAGTCCGCTGCTCTACCGGCTGAGCTACACCCGCGTAGAACTGCGGGCCTGAGCACGCAGTTGTTTGTTGGACTTGCTGTGCCGTCCAGCCTTACGAAAAAGAACAGCCGCTACAAAGGGATTGCGCGGCTGTTTGTTTGGTATCTTGATCTTCATGATTTCCTCAGCCAAAACATTATTATAGACTAAAGGATTATCAAAATCAAGATTAAATTTTG